GCGTGAGCACCGCGGACCAGGGGGTCACACGCGAGCCGCGGCTGCGATGGCGTCGACTTCGGCCTGCGCGGCTCGGGCCGCTTGCTCCTCGATGCTCTCGGGGACCACCGCGACGGGGACTTCGATGAAGCGCACCTCGGGGAGCACGGTCGGGACCTTGCGCGCCAGGGACACACGCAGGACGAGCGGCTCGTCTGGGTGTACGAACTTTCCCGACTCGTTGAGTCTATAAACTCATTGCCGATAGTCCCCATATCCATTCCTTGGCACATATAGGGACCTCCCGACGGGTCCAACATATTAATGATGTCCACCCTTGATTCGACAAGTCTTGCGTACTTCTCATAGACGAGCTGGCCTGCCTTGTTGTCGTAGTCGTGAACCTTTTCCTTGAACGTCTTTAAGTCCATACAATACTTGTGATTTTTATTGTCCTTCAAGTACTCTTCATACGCCTTGCTGTATTCATTTGGGTAGCCAAACCTTAACCACTTGAAGTCGCCCTTCATCATAATATTTCCGTCGTCTGTCTTCTCAAACGTGTAGACATCATCGTATCTGTTCTTGTAGCTTGTCATAACTTTTCGATTTCTTGTTTTACTTCCTCCCAAAATGGTTTCATAACTTCGTAACAGTGTTTTATAATCTCATCAACTGCTATTAATGCACATTGTTTGGCTTGTTGTTCTATAAAATCATTATCAACATAAAAACTTGAATTTTTAATTAAACATCCTAAAAAATTATCTATTAAATCTTGTGCCTGGTTTTTTGGTGTCATACTAAAATCCCTTCCTTAATTAATACTCCTTTCACCTTGTCCACAAGCTCTGGTATTCCTGCGTCATTGACAATCTCGTAATCGAACTTAGCGTCTTTCAAAGATGTTTCTGAAGAGTGAGCTATATGTCCGTTCATTCTAACCTCTGGCCTTACGACATTAATAGTAATTCCTTTTCTTTCTATAACAGCTTCAAGTTCATTGGGAAACCTTGTGTCGGTGATAATCCACTTGCTTGGGTTGTACTCTCTCAGCTTCTGTGGTCTGTAGTCTGAGAACAAGGAGTTTACCCAAACTTCCTTGTGTAGACCATCGCGCATTGCTTCTGTGCCTAGTTTTTGAAGAAACTCACGGTACGTCATTCCCCATTGCTCAGGCATTTGTTGCCATTTAAACCATTGGTCTTCCCATTCTTTAATAGGAACACCAGTAAGTAAAGAAGCCACTTGCTTTAATTTACCTGCAAACTTCTTAATCTCAAATCCAGATTGCTCCTGAATCCACCAATCGTGTTCAGAGTATCTTAAAACGTCTTCAACAGGAATTTCTCCTTTATTTTCACACAGAAGGTACTGAATGATTTTGCCTACGGTATCCTTACCACTTCCTATGGACCCGCTGATGCTGATTAGGTTCTTGTTTTTCATAACCTGCCTCTCCCAATACTCAGGATTATTCTCAACGTCGTCAACTAAAACACACCATTTTTTATCGCCTGTGTAACAAAGGTGAGAATTAAACAAATATTGTCTTTCAACTACAGCTCCTAAGTGAGGGCTGCCGGGATATTCTTTTATTAGCTTGTATTTACTCATCTTTTAATATTTTGTACTCAAATTCACTTGTACCTCCAATCTCATCACCTACTTCATTACTCCAAAGTATCAACATAGGCTCGTTGCTCTTGTCGTCTAATAATGACTTAAACCACGCAAACTCTTCTTCGTCAGCGTGGCTATACCATTTATCTTCGTCAACCTCTATGACTCCTTTAACTAAAATCTTCATCCTCTACAACGTATTTAGCATAGCTATTAAAGTTACCGCACTGCTCACAACTGTCTGAGCTAGAGTCGACCATCTCTGCCTGAAGGTAGTCTAAACAGATGTCAAAACATTCTCTAATCAGCAATCCGCTGTTCAGGTTGTTCTTAAACATATCGTTAATGAAATCAATCACTTCCTGCTGATTTAAGTCGTTGTACTCAATTCCATTGACCGTTAGTATTGGGCCGAAGCAATGCTCGCCTTTTTCAAATTCTTTTATTTTTATCATGACATTTTTTTAGCAATTATTTTTTTTCTTTATGTTTCTCAAAATATTTCATTGCTAAATAATGCATTCCTACACTTCCTAAAACAGAGCCAATTAAATAGGTTATCATTAATTCTATTTTGTCAAAATTTGACACTACATTTCTAATAACTAAAAGCCAAATTCCATTGCTTAAAATTGACGCGGTAGCGTGGTAACTCAAACTCTTACTATTTCTCGCTCTGCTTACTAAGGTAAAACTTGCGTTTTGCAATATTGTTAAACCCATCATTTTTAAAATTTCTATAATCATTGTATTTTTATTTAAGGTTTAAAAGACATTTAGCCGAACGTAACCTCTTGACCATCGGATTTATTAACGAACTTGCAAAGTTTTTTTAAATCTTCGCTTGGGTTTTCAAATCCTAATTGTAGGTTTTTAAGAATTATTATTAAATCCTCTTGGGTTTTAACCTTATCCCAATCAATTATCCAATGTTGTAGTAAATACATATCTCTTGAAAATTAAGTTCCTACTAATAATCAGCAAAACGTTATCCGTTAAACAGCATAATAAAACACGTTAGGGACTCCCTTACCATTGTCTTCAGTGACCATAAAACCACTCTGCGATGTATAACCAAGACTCTCGCTGTAGAAGTTACCCGTAAAGAAAGACGGACAATTCATCCTCCTGTGGTCTACAGAGTCGTCTTTTATCACTTGAAAAACTTCTCTTTGTCTGATTGACAACTTTTCTATAATGCTATGAAGGTGTCCTTCACAAATCAAGTTAAATTTACCTTGAACTCCGTAGTCCCAGCATATCTGCTTAGTGGTCTTACCGCTTATACCATGGTGCCCGTGTGTTAGAATGTGACATATCCCGTCTACTGTATGCGTAATTACTAAGGGATTAAACTCAACATTATACCCTATAAGTCCAAGGCCCCAACACACAAGGTTCGCTGCACCACCCCAAACGTCTTCTTTGTTGTCTGAAGAGACTCTGTCATGATTACCAGCAACAACTTTAACTTCTCCTAAATTATTAATTCTTGAAAGGAAGTTGTCGTGCAAAACCCTTACTACTAGCTTAATAGCCTCCGCTCCAACCATAGCCTTGTCTAAGCCCTTCCAAGAGTTCTTATGGTTAAGACCAGTAAAACTTTCAATTATATCTCCCAAAATATGGATGTGAACTAATTTGTAGTTTCTTTCGTTGACCATATTTGCCGCATCATATAATTTCTGAGCCAAGATGTCAATCGAAAAATCTTTGGTCTTTATTAAATTATCTACATACGCCCCTAAATGAAGGTCGGCTATCTTGACAACGCCAATCTTTTCGTTATTTTTAAGGACAACATTAGGTTTTAAGGTTATAGATTGTAATCCTTTTTCTATAAAGCTCCTTAGCTCATCCTCGCTTACGTATGAAGCCTCCTCGATAACATTAGAAGCAATATTGTAATAAGGCGTCCCGGTGTGAGTAACTAATTTGTAAGAACGAGCGTGATGCCTTGGTATTTTATAAAAAGTACAATACTCGTCTATATCCATCAAGCTACCGTCTTTTTTCAACGCAGACATTCTTGATGTAACCTCGTATTGGTTTGTCTCTGTCTTGAAGTCTGGTTTGTATTTAAAAAACTTCTTACTTAGGATTTTCCTTGAAGAATCACTGTAATTTATACCGTATTCTTTACAGGCTTTCTTTGCGGCATCGGTCTTATTAAGACCAGACTCTACGAGTTCCAAATAAAGAGGAAATGCCTTTTTATAGTTGTTAGTCATTTTTAATATCTTCTAACATTGAATTTAAAACTGTGATTAATTCTTTAATGCTTTTCTCTCGAACCTCTTTATCTTCAAAAAAGGACTCGTAAATCTGGTCTGTTAGGTCATTAATCTGCTTCATGCAGAAGTTAATGTGGTTTAATTGATTGGGTTCCATAATTGTTTTTTTCAAAAGTATTAACTTTTTACTACAAAATAAAACTATGAAACCCATTTTTTTAATCAACAACCATAAAGTTCTTCCTAATAACAGTGTCTACTTTGCTTGTCAATGACTGCATATAGGTGGAATTTTTTATAAAACTAGCCTCGTAAGCACTCGACAACATAGGCTCTAATAATTCTTGAAGTGCCTTGCTGTGTAGCCTTACTTGCTTTGAATACGTTGAGTTTGCCGAAACGGAATCCAACTCATCACACATTAATTCTGTTAATACAATTAGTTTGTGTATAGACATTTGCCTCTTTTTGTTTGGTATTTTATTTACTTTACTCGCCATATTCTGTGTTTTTCACCATCTTGTTTAGCTACTAAAAATCTAATCCCGTATTTCTTTGAGTGATAATTTGAAGACGCACAAATTCTACTCAACATAGATGATGGAAATTCAAAGCTATCTCCAACGCTCATCTTGTGGTATGGATAAATTGATTCTGGCTTAGATTTTCTTTTAGACTTAAACACTTTTACGTTTTTCTCTACAATAAAATTAATGCTACTACCTTTTGGTTTTCTTCCTCTTACTGTTTTAATTGTTTCCATTTTTCTCTTTTTTTAAGTTATAAAATTGTTTTAAAGTTTCAGCGATAAATTTATCAGCTTCGTAATTGTTGAACATAACCCTGTTATTAGGCTTGTCTAATTCTTGCTTGTCTATTCTACAATACTGAACATTTTTGTATTTACTAGGTTTATACTTAGCAACCCAATACATTCCTATTCTATCAGGAACCGGTTTCTTTACTACAGCAAAATCATTTCTAACTGCAAACCTGTGATACATCAAATCTTCTTCGTCAAAAAAATACTCTACTTCTTTTTTCTTAGCCATAATCAAAAGGGTATATTATCATCATCATCGTCATCTATTTTAAAGTCTTTATAATCCGTGTAATTGCTGTTCAATACATACGGGAGGCCGCTATCATTAATAGCGTATGAAAAGTCGTCTATTTTAAACCCTCTAGTGTGTGTGAAGCTAACCCTAACAGCATCATCCTCTCTAGACAACTGACATACCGTCTCAGCCTTTTTAAGCATTGATGAGCCTATGTGTCCAACAGCCTTTGCTGAGCCGAAGTTCGAGTGTAGAACTGTTGTTAGGTGAAACTGACAGTCATCAGTCCATCTCATTACTTTTTGTATAGCTTTTTGACTTTCCTTTAAATCGTTAAAGTCATCAACTAAGTCGGCAAGACCATCTATAGCCATAAAACCAATATTGTTTTTAAGCTCGCTTTCATATATCAACCACTCTATAAACTCAAGACGTTCTTTTGGTTCGTATGGTCTTAATGCAAATGGCCTATAATATTCGTAGTTTTTTATTCGACACAAAGACATAACTCTTTTAAATGATGAGTGCGCGTGAAACTCGGCCTGTTCTGTGTCTATATCGATAACGAAACAATCTCTGTCCCTATGGGTCTCCATATTCATAGCGTAGTTGTGTGAATCAAAGCCTATATATCTAGCAATTAAAAGAGATTTCAGAAACGTCTTCATTGTCTTTGGCGGGCCAACTATGCAAGAAAAGTTTCCGTATGTTCCAAACGGTATGGGGAATGATTTTTTTCCCATAACTTTAGTACCCATACTTAAAGCTACCGGAGGATACTCTATCTCTCTAGTAACATCGACGAATGAAGATTGGTATATGTTGCTAAAGTTTACAGATACTTTTTCAGCGGATGATTGTGAATTTTGCTCCGGAACATACTCGTCAAAAGTCTGGTTTTTACTAAATGACTTGGTGTTGAATAGGTGTGTTTTTCTATAAGCACTCTCAACACAGGAACGAATTTCTTCGTGGTCAAATCCTTCGTGAGCAAATTGAGACATAAAACTCTTAGCTTCCAATTCAGAAATACCAAATTCATTGAAGGCCATAGATAAGATGTAAACATTTCTGTTTCTTTCACCCTCAACCATTCCATATCTTGAAGACCACCACTTGTAAAGACCATCTATTATTTCATCTTTAGAAACAACGTCTACTACTTGGGTAATTTGAGTAACTTCTTTCTTCTTAGATTTATAGTTGAATACTTTTGAGCCTTTGTTTATATATATGTCTTTATCGGAAGACATATAACATATCCTACTCTCATTAACACAGCTATCATCGAAGTGTTCGCTGTTGTAGTATACTTTAAGACCATTGAAGTATGCCCTGTGGTTTTCAATCTCGGCCGGTATTTTGACTATTACCTTTAAACCATCACCTGATGGCGAGATAAACACGGAATACGAATAAGGGTCGTTAATCATCCTTTCCCTAAACTCCATCAAGTCTTCATTCGAGGAGAACTCGTCAAAATCTAAACAGATAAAACCACTATGCTCTTGAATGGCCTTGTCATTTCTCTCGTAGAATATACCTGAGAACAAAATACAAGGCAGACTCTTCTTTAAAATATTGCGCCTAGACTTGTTTTTTTCTTCCCGGATAGTAATTACTATGTCTTTTATCTTTTCGTCTCTTATAGCGTCTAAAACACGGCTTATTTCAGGGTGTCTTGGTTCATTTAGTTCGTAAAGATTTTTAAATACTGTTATCATCGTTCAATTGGTCTTAGTTTACCGCCTTCTAATTCTGTTTTCATTTTGTTTAAATTCCAAGATTTTAATTTCTCAGGCGGAAGTATTTCTTTTTGCTCTTGAGTAAGTTCTCTAAAAAACCAATCATCAGGTAATTTCACTTCTGCTTTTTTGTAATCAGAGTATTTTGCTAATTTATCCTCTCTAGATATAAATTCCAAAGTCAAGTAGTGAGGATTCTTTTTGTGATACGGGTCATTAAAGCAATTTTTGATAGCACTTATTATATCCTCCTTTTTAAAACCTTCATCGAGCCTTTTTTTAAATTGTCTCTTTGCTTTACTTCCAACAACTCGTGTCTTCTTACCGGTTACTTTGTTGAAAAAAGAAATCAAACCATTCCAATCAATCTCATCTGGTTTTGAAAAACCAGTATTATTAGAAGTTATATATTCTTTTCTTTCTTTTCTTTCTTGTATTGGTGTCAAATGCGTTTCGTTTGCGTTTCGTTTGCGTTTCATTTGCGTTTCAACTCCATCGTCATTAGATTGATAACTGTCATAATTACAGATTGTTACGCGTGTAGTCTGCGTTTCACTTTTTACAACTATCATTCCTTCATCTTGTAATAATTCAAAAAACCTTCTTACCTTAGATTTATTTGTGTTCCATCTTTTAGCCCAAGTATCTAAAGAATATAATTTTTCACCTCTATTACATTCATAGATGATGTTTTTTATATTCACCTTTGAAGGTGTATGATTAACCTCTATTAGCATATCTAACCACCACTTAAGGTAGTCGCTATTTTGCCAAATCCAATGGTTTGACAAGTCTCTATTTATTTTAATCCAACCACTCATTTTAAAAATATGTAAATTCAGATTCTTTCTTTTTAGGTTTTACATCCTTAAAATGGTCATACTCTAATCCATACAATGTTTCTATTTTGTCGAAAAAAATTCCATCAACAGAAAACCTGTATGTATAAAAATCTATGTCAATGAACGGATAAACATCAATATATTTCGTCATCAAGTTTAGCTCTCTGTTGTCAGATATAGAGCTTCCGCATAGTTTTATTGTAAATTTAACAGTGTATTCAAACCTTCTTTTTCTCAAGTAATGTTTTATTCCATCTAAATACCTTAAAGCCTGCATGAAAGAAGATATGGATATGTCGTCTCTTTTCAACTCTACAATATCTATGTTTAATAATTGACCATTTCTACTTACGCAAATCAAATCTGCAACACCATAGCCGTTTATGTTTAATTGCCTAAACTTTTTACCACAAATATCAAATCCTTTTTCCTGTAAAAAAGAATTGTCTGAATTAAAAATAATGTCTTCTAATTGTTTCTCTGAAAATTTCATACAATTGGTTTTAAAACAGAAAACCCTACAGGTTTCGAGGTGGAGGCTCTAATCCCTGTAAGGTTTCTTATTATTTTTTTAAAATGTCTTTCGTAGTAATTTAATCCTCCACAGAAAATTACTTTTGCAAAGATAGTTAAATTTTATAATAAAACAATCTTTATTTGTTTTTTTAGTGTCCGCAGAGGGATTTGAACCCACGTGTAACCAGACTACGGTTTCAACTGGTTATGAGCCAGAGCCGATATGCGGACAAAATAAAACAACACATCCACCAAGATTGGGGTAAAGTAACCTAAACCATAGGAATTAAATGAGGAATCGAACTCTCTACTTTTACCATACTCGAACAAACGTAACACTTCTTGGTAGTGTTGGTAATTCCGTTATGTTTTAAAATAATAGCGGGATTAGTGCCCAAGTCGCAAGGTTCAAACACCTACACATAACCTATCTTTACTTATCGGTCAATTACCTGTTTGTCTTTCTATGTGTTGTTTTTTGTGGAGAGGGCAAGATTTGAACTTGCAAGTGTAGTTATTGACTATTACCTACCACCGCTCACTCGGTTGCGTCTACTATTAGGATATTAAGAATCGTCTATAAATAGCACATCATCACCTATTCCGCCACCTCTCCGTTTCACTTCCTTTATTCATTGTATAGTGACAACCAATCCAAACAGTTTTAGTATTTAAAAGTCAATACTTTAACTACATTCATTTGAGCATCTAAAATATCTCCAATTGCTTTATCAAAAAGTAATCTACATAAAGGTCTTTCTGAATTAGGGTCTGCATTTTGATTTAATAAATCAGCTAATTCAGCACAAAGTTCTTTTGCTCTTTGAACATTAGGGTCTCCTGAAGGATTAAATGTTAGACCCACTAGCTTTTCTCCAAATGTTAATTCATTCATTGTTATTTAATTTAAAGTTAGCACCACTGAAGGACTCGAACCTTCATCCCTTCGCTTGTGGAAGGATGTTGCCCACGGCAGTATTCATTCCTGCTTACACCAAGTGATGGCACACGGATTTCCGTGCTGTCAGTCTTATGTGTTTTCATCGCTATTATGAACTATCACTATTCGGAACGACGGAGATACGACCAAACACACTAGCTACCTTACCGACAAGTAAAGATTATATATCCGAATAGTTACTCAGAAAAGCAAGGGGGAGTCGAACCCCCTTTAATACTAGAAGGGCAAATCATCTTCCTCTTCTTCCTTAGCTCTTTCACCAGACTTAGGTGCACCATCACTACTCCATACCGTTTTACCGTTACCTAAGAAGTTTCTGTTTGCCTTTTCATCTCTCTCTTCTTTTGTTTGACTTTCCCAAGCAGAAACATTGTTTCCAAATTGGTCTTCTTCATCATTAACAGAGATTGTAATGTTTGCGTAAGTACCTTTTTTACCCTTAACAAATTTGCTTTTGTCAAGTTTACTTACATCAATGCTTAGTGCAATTAATTTTGCCATTGTAATTGTTTTAAATGTTCGCTTACTCTTTGTAGGATTTTCAGCTAACTCCTATGCAAATATATTAAATTAGAATGATTTTTCAATAAATTCCCTGCAAAATTTAACTTTATTTTCGATTGCATTTATAACATCTTCGTCTCTTAAGACCTCAAACACTTTGATTCGCTCTTTCTCAGGAATATGCCCATACGTATGTTGCTCTCTTATCTCTTCAAGAAGAATATCATAAAAATCATTTGGTAGGTTTTCCTTGTACAAAATACTCTTAGCTTCTCTTTCTATAATATCTTCTGGCGTATCTATTAAAAAATACACAATCTTTGCTTTCGACTTGCCGGTCAACCTCATATATGTTTGAAGTTGGTAGAAGTAGCCTTTGTTGGGTAATTCCTTATCAAAGAACGGAAACGTTTTTACGGAAAAACTGTTCTTAACATCTATTACTTCATCTTCATTTATAATATCTGGTGTTCCGGTACAATATTCATCCTCAAACCACTCATCGTTCTTAACGCAATTAGCGTTGAAAACACGATTGTACATAGAAATAGCATCCTCCTCTACAGATATTCCCTTGTCTGTATACTTTGAAGAGAAGCCATTCTTAATACCCCATTTGTTCTCTAAAAACCAATCCTGCAAGTAAGACTCGCAAGTCGCAGAAATCAAATCTTTCTTGGCTCTAGGCTCAGTAAAAAGAGCACCCATCATAGATGCCCTTGCTTTAAATGTCTTCATTTATTAGTGTTTTAATTAGTAATCAGATTGAGGAAAGTTTTTCTTCTTGGTCTTTTGATAAACTAAACGTTGACTTTAGTTGCTCAATTGTGTAATCACCAGAAGCAATTGCTTTTAAAGCCTTGTCGAACCTGTCTTTCGTTATTGCCGGAAGTTCTTTTGTGGATGATTGTGATTTTGAATCCTTACCATGCGTATTAGTAGCGTCAGAATCCTTAGTGTCGTCAATCAAGAACATACCGTTGAGGGCATACTTTCTAGCGTAAGAAGACGTAGCTCCCGTTAATTGAGAAGCATCCATACCTTTCTTGTTTTCTTCTTCTCTAGCGAAAGCACTAACAGAAACAGCCTCTCCCTTATGCGAAATAAACACAGTGGCTTTAACATAGTAACGCTCTCCAACACAAACAATCTCGTCTGAAATCGTCATTGACAGCTCGTGTTTTGATAGTAATGGTTTTACAGCCTCAAGTATATCTTCTTGATTTCTGTAATTGTACTTTCCGAAGGAGTTGTACTGCGACTTCGGAGCCTTTAGTTCTGATTGAACCTTTAGTAATCTTTCTCTTACTTCACTCATTTTAAATTAATTAGATTGTTATACAAATTTACTAAATTACTTCTAAACCAACAAAGAAATCTTTATCTTCTTTCCTTCTTTCTTTTATTTCACTCATAGATTCTTTCAGGTTTTCAATTGTTGACAGTACAATTGCTTTTCCGTAAGACGTGTGTTTTTCGTTTTCTAAGTTACTTGTAAGTCTCTCAATCTTTTTTAAACGTCTATTGTATTTAAGCCTGTCACACACAAAGTCTAGCCCGTGTTTTAATATCAGGTCTAAGTCGTTTTCGCTTATTTCTTTATATAGGTCTGTAGAGGTGTCAAAAACACCGTACACATTACCATAATCTGAAGGCTTCATCTCACATTTAATGCCATTGTAAAACATAGCTTCGGAAGTTTTAAACCTATGTAATGAAATTTTGTTAGACTTCATCAATAAAAAAATCTCTCTTCTCTTTTCTTCAATACTCATACTGCTCTTTAAATTCATTTAACATATCTTTGTCTGTAAACCCAAACCATTTTTCTGCGTTATCACTAGTGTCTTCTTGCTTCATCCATTCGTAAAAGTGCAACACAAATTCATCTACTATTTCACCACACTCTTCAATGCGGCTTTCTGAAAGACCTATCTCTCTGTACTTCTCATATAAGCTTTTACTCATAATCCTTTTTCTTTTTTGTAGATTTTTAATAGTTCGTTTGAAGTGTACCACTTTCCGCCATGAATGTACCAACCATCTCGGTCTCTTCCTAATTCACACCACATTGATAACCATACAGCAAATCCAATAGCAAATTCATCTGCTATTTTTTCTAATTTTTTTGCTGAGTCTACTGTTAATTTAAAATTATATAAATTAATGTTTATAGGTTCTTCGCTAAACTTCTCTCTTAGTGTCATAAGTCTATTTTTTAAATGTTTCGTTGTAGTATTGTTCAAACTGCTTTTCAAATATTTTTCTTAATCCCTCGTGTTTTGTTGTTTGAGCCAATACAGCATTTTTCATTTGTTGCTTTTCTATTTCTTTGGCTTGTTCAAATAAATCTTGTGTAATTGATTCTAATTGTTGTGCCAACCATTCTACTGCGCTAACTTTTTTCATAAATTTTTAATTTAGTTGTATTGTTTTTTTTACCATTTAGCATCAAGTTTAAATGTCCAATAGACACTTTAATATCTTTTGCTGCATCAGATATGCAGTCATAAATTTTTTGAGAATCAGTATTTATAACCTTTCTCATATGTGGTCTTGTTGTCTTTTGCAAACCATTGGCAAACGAGTGTTTGCTATTTTCAGATTGTGTTGCCCATTCAAGATTATCTAATCTGTTGTCGTGTTTAATGCCATTAATATGATTAACTTGTGGCTTATTTTTAGGATTAGGTATAAATGATTGTGCTAATAACCTGTGCTGACTTACATTTTTAGGTTTCCCGCAAACCCATATTTGTGTTTTCATATAGCCATTAGTATCTTTTGTCCACTTCTTAAATTTTTTTGTTTTATGATTATATAATCTGCCATCTTCGTATAATGTAAGATGTGGCATTATATATTCCGCTGTTTGTTTCATAATCTTATTTGTTTTTTAAATAATTGAAAAGTTTCTTTTAGCAAATCCATTTGTTCAATGTCTGTATTACCAAACTTATACTGCATAAGAATTGTTTGAGTAAATTTCAAAACTTCTTCCTCACTATACTTACTCTTATCTTGTTCTTGTTGCCATTTAGCGCCTGCGATAAACGATGGTCTTGTATCATAATGGTTATAAAAATTAAAACCATCTTTATTTAAAAATTTCTCCGCAGCTTCTTCAAGTGTTTCTTTACTTACCATCTTATTGTTCTTTAAATATTTTAAACCAATAGTCTCTTGCTGCATCTGATTTAGCACCTTCAATAAAATCTTGTTGTGCTGATTCTGCTAATTCATTTGCTTTTACTTTATCTGAGAATGTATTTATTTTAATTCTCCACCCATACTTTTCCGCAGCTTCTTCAAGTGTTTCTTGATTTAATTGTTTTTCAAAAGCTGTTTTCAACTTTTCATTAGGAGCAGGAGGGTTTTCTAAAGTGTCTACAAAAATCTTTGCGTCTTCTTCTGTTGATATGATTTCTTGTTTAAGTTCTTCTTGTGGCTCTACTAAGTGTCTTACTCTATTTTGGCAACCATTTTCATCACAATAATTCATTGTGCATTTTTCTTCTGGTGTTTCACAGAATGAATGTGGCTTAGGTTCTTCTTTTGGAATGATTATTTTGTAACATTGCGACTTATTTAAGTCGCTCCATCTGAATTTTTTGTAGTCAAATCTAACCTCCACCCACTCACAACTTGGATTCTTAACAAACCATTCCAAGAACTCATCATCAATAGCTTGTATTCCATCAGCAATTAAATTTTGGTCTGTTGTTAAAATAACTTTTTTTCTGCCTAATAGACTTGAATCATCTTTCCACTTCCATACTTTATAACCATCTGTAATATAGTCGTTAACTTTAATTTCTTCATCAGAAGTGATGTAGATGTGTTTTGGATTAACTCCATCATTTTTCTTTACAAAATTTCTTGCTAATCCTAAGTGATTGTTATAATAAAATAACATACTCGCCTTATCCGTTGGTATTAAATGTATGTTTTTCATTTTTCTAATTTTTTAAGGTTAAACTCTTTTTTTGTTATGGTTTTTTAGGGGTATGCCCCTTGTTTTGGTGTATAAGTCGGTAAAATATGCAGTTAGCCTTGAGTTGTGTGCAATAAAGCGACACCGCTAATATTGACCAAGTGCATCAGAAGAAAAGAGATGTTCTTGTACTTCATAATCATAATTGGCATCATTTCTTTTGGTCAATTTAATAGCTTCATTAATCGTTATGACTTCTGGCTCTTTGTACCTCAATTTTCTTGCCTGTGTTTTGGCTGCATCTTGTTTATGAAATTGCATTGCATCAGCCCAGTCATAACTCCACCATCTGTCCTTGATTTTAGTTCTATCAACAAGGAACAAGAACATCCCTTTTTTTCCGTTTGTCATTACTACATAAGTCATCTCTTTAAATTTAACTGCTGCCAACAAATGCTATACAAAAGCGGGGCAGCGTTCCGCAATTGAAAGTTTGTGCTACTATTTGTCATTTGTGCAAGGCTGACAGGGGGTGCATCTATTTCCCCGCCTTCGTATAGCATCGGCACGTTAGGCGCAATTAAGCATCGTGCAAAATCACTTCTACCATATTGTATAAAAAATATGGAATGAATGGTGTCATTACTATTGGCAACCATATCAAACATAGGAATAATCCAATTTTTCTAACTGTTTTACTTTTATGGTTTTCAACTAAGTTATATGGCATCATTCCCAATTTTTCTATAATCCATTTTCCGTTGTCAATCGGGTGCTTTTTTTTAACTGCGCCTAATAATAACTTAGCGTCAGCATTGTTTTCGTGGTTTTCGTTCGTTTGGTTCATTTTATAAAGTGTATTAGGTTAATAATGGTTTGTGCGTTCTATCAATGCCGAACGCCAAGTATCGTTCGTTAGCCGCAATCATCATTATCATTAAAGCCTCGGATTATTAAATAAATTATTGCATATAAAATTGGAATCAGACCTATTAACGGTAGCGGTGTTTCCCAACTAATTTTAAAGCATATAAATAAACCCATTGCAATAATTACAAGTTTGTCTATTATTTTCATTCTTTTACAATTTCTATTAGTTTTTTGTGATTATTAAGAGTTAAGTTTAATATGCTTTTTAATCCATTTGATTCTTGGAGAAATATTACCATGAGTCCAATAAAACAGGGAATTTTGACAAAGAAAAGCACTAATGCTAGAATATTTTGATGGTCTGTTGTCTATTATGTAATCTTCTAACTCCGAAAGTTCTTCATTGTTTATTATGTCATGTTCATATATACGACACGCCCAACCGCATAATCCTCTTTGAAATAAGTCTTGATTATCAAGCATTATTTGTAATAGTTCTTTGATTGTTCTCATGATTTAAATATATTATGGTTAAAAATACCTAGCAATACTCTTGCTATAAGAATAATAGGCGAAAGTATAGGAAACATTACATATATTCCTAAATTAGCATTGTGACATCTGTTATTCACATTAATTGCTTGATAAGCGCTAAATACTCCATAACCTATCCACACGATGATTATTAATAAAGTTTCAAATGTTGTCATAGTCTCTTTCCGGTTGATTGTGATTAAATATCAGTGTTACTTTGTATTTCCTCTAAAAGTTCAATAGCCTGTTGCTTTTTATCTAATATGTTTTGCTCAACTTCTGATTCGATATACTTTAATACTTCGCAGATTTCAGAGACGCTTAAACACCCTCCGTTTGGTCTGGACCTCAAGATAAGGTCCGCAACAGAAGACTTTATGTAGCTAAGTTCTTGTTTTCTACTCATCAAAGATAAGTCTTTGGTTTTCTTGTCAAAAAAGTTGACCAAGTTTTTCACGATTGATTTTAAATTTTCTTTCATTTGAATATGTTTTTTGGTTCTTCAATTCCTAAATCACCCATAACATTAAGAGAATGTACGGATAAATGTGCGTCGTACCAATAATCACTATTGTCAGTTTCAAATATTCCCACGAGCCGTGAGATGAATAGCACAGCGTTATTGTAATTAATCTCTTCGTAAAGCCTTTGTTCACGACCGGTTTTTTTACAATTATACACAAGTAGTTTTAAGAAGTCTTCATTTAGAACTTCTTCTAGTTTTTCAATGTAAGTCATAGATTTAATATAAGGTGTGATATAAAGAACGGGTGCTTAGGTGACTGTAATTTACCATCGTGTTTAGTTCTAAGTATTTGTCGCAAATATTTCTACATCTGTTATCGTCGTGAAACGACCAAGAAAACGAGTTTATTATTTTAGAGAGCCCGTCTTTGTGTTTGTAGTAATACTCAACGTTTGATTCCTTAACCTTTGAAAACACAAAATCAAAGTCGTCGTCTCCCATTATTAATCTGCATCTTTCTTTAAATTCTTCTACATTCATAGTAAATATTTTTTAATAGGGCGACGAGGTAAGGCGCCGCCCATTATTACACAAATTAGTTGATAACACCGTTTTTTCGTTGATTGTTTTGATAGGCACTGTAGTTTACCCAGCAGTCATAAAGGTCTATACAGTTGTCTATTTGGTATTCTTGCATCGCTTCGCTGAGTAATTCTTCAGCTTCATCAGTGTATGGCGTCGCCCCATAAAAACTACAAAGCTCTTCGTAGCACTCAAACTCAGTAAACCCATCAATAGACAATCTCTCTTCTAGTCCGGAGTCAACTTTTTTTGGAACACCGTAACCATAATCATAATCAAAATCATCTTCGTCTACAAATGTTCTTGCGCTTGCATCTAACTTAGAATCATACTTAGAAACCTTCTGATTACCGTAGTAAACGTAGTTGTTAACCCACTTGTACGAGTCGTTTGAATACCAGTTGTTGCCCACCCAGTGACCATAGTGCTCGTTTATAATCCTGTAACGACCATCATTGTTCAAGAAGATTAACTTGCTGTAACCTATGTAGTTCTCGATTAACTCGATGATTGTGATGTTCTTTAGGAAGTTACCGTGAAGATTCTTCAACATCTCATTAAAGTAATAAGTGTCTGAATAATCCTTGTCACCAAGACCGTTAATCACTCCGTTATGAACAAACCCAAGGTTTTCAGAGACCAAGAAGGGGTGAATGTTATGCATACCATCGTAGCCGCTAGTAGCAATCCTAAAGTGAAGCACAATGTTTTCAACGTCATTGTCAGCACGTAGAGATTTGTACATAGACAGGAACTCGGCGTATGTTTTGGTCTTAAAGACATTCAGCTTGCCTGACTTATTCCAGAGAAGACCACCGCCCATATCGTTGTTCTCCCAAGAATTATAAATTGACTCATCAGAAATTAATCCACCTTTTTTAGTATTCAATATAGCTATACACATATTTTTAAGTTTTATTGTTAATTATTTATTTTTAAAGTTTATTTTTACTGTTGTATTTCAAACATAGTCATTGGGAAATAGTGTTCACATCCTTCTATTTTGAATGCACATCCTCGACTGAAATCGATTACTTTTAACACCTGACCCTCTTCAAACGGAACCGCAACTCTGCCGATAAACATCCACTCGTCGTCAGATGGATTTTTGTTTACTAACTTTGCCATAAATCCTCCAGAATTAATAAGAGATTGAATCCGTTTTACGTTACTCTTGTAAAATAACATTCGTTTTTCTTGTTCGTAATTCTTGTCCGCAGCCTCTTGAGCTTCTTTGAACTTAGAGATATTGAAGTTGACATTCTCGAATTTCTCGGTCATTTCCTTGATTCTCTTCTTGAATGCTTCGTACTTTTCTTTTTCAGGATACGCTTTTTTCAGGTGTCCACCAAAGGTGTTTGACTTCAATATGTTTTCGTAGGCTTTCCGGAAACAACTCGTTGGATTATCAAGGATGATTTCCATTAACTTAGCCCTCCACTCAAGATTATCTACATCCTTAACCGCAGATATAATTCTAAACTCAATTCTATTATCTAGAATTTGAACTGCTTGGTATTTCTCGTTATCAGAAAGAAGCTTTGATGATGGCTTGGCTTTGCAGTAGTTGGTCTCACTTCTTCTGTGGTACAAGGAATAGAACAATGGAACGTACCCCTTGATGTGGTTAAACAACTCTTTTCCAGTCATTCCTTTTACAGACAGGTGTATGTGCCCTCCGCAAGAATACGACTTACTTGCGTTGATGTGGTCCACCAAAACATCGTTGCCTCTGATGTGTTCAAATATTTTGTCAACATCTAACTCAAACGTTGGTGAGATTACCTCAAAACCACTCTCATCATCCAAAGAGCCATCACGCTCTTTTCTCCAAACAAATCCAGTTCTTCTCTTAAATTCGCTAATGTCAATTGACGACTTGACTTCCCAATCCTCTTTCTCAATTTCAAAGCCGATGAATCTCTGTGGGTCTGAGGAGAAGTTGAATTTTTCATACCCTCCATAGTGGTATTCGTCGACATAATAATTTGATGAGTGTTCAGGCATGTTGTCTTCATACTCATAGTAATACCCACTTTCTTCAGAGTAATAAGCATTGAAGGTGTCCATTACTACACCGGTATCTTCTGTAACACACAGGTTTATGTCTGAGTTGTACACCGCCCGACTCGATTCGTAATAGCGGTCTTCGTAGAAATACTGTAGGTCAGAAGCATCACTATTATTCCACAACTGAAGAACTCCAGAATCAGTAACAACCTCTGCAATCTCAAATTGGGTAAAAGGAAGGAACTGACCTCTATGGTCGCAGTAGAATCCTTCTTCTTTATCGTATATAGAGCCGTTGTATTCAAAGTGCGTGTCAGGGTTGTATAAAAACCCAGCATCAGAGATGATATATTCGCCATTTATTACATCATCTTTTGTGATGTGTCCAAACGATATGGATGATAGAACTCTTTCTTTTTCCAATCCGAGTTCTTGGATTGTTTTTGAAAAACTTTTTTTCATAATAAAATATTTAATTTGATTAACAAGTTAAAGGTTGGGTAAATCGTTTAAATTACATGACATTTGTTTGTCTTTTTCTCTCCAATACTCATGACCATCCGGTGTTGAACTCCAATAAAAAGAATTGTCAATACATCGAAGAACTGAATTTTTATTTAATGGTTTTTCGGTTGGGTCTATATGCCTACAGTTTTGAATATACTTAGTGGCAACATCATTACCTAGAAAAATCATTACGAACTCTGCGTATGTGTGATTACCTAATAAAATCATAATACCTATGCGTTTAAAGCGTTAAACTCTCTGTTGACGTTTGCCCAAAAAAGCTGTTTCTTTAGTATAGTCTTAGCTTCTTTGAATGAAACTTTTTTCTCACTAACAATTTGTCTTAAAGCTAGATTGAAAACCTCTGCTTTTCTATCCTCCAAAGCAATTGCTTCTCGGATAAAAGTCTTTATTCTTGGTCTTGCTCCCATCGTGTTTTTCTTTTTAATTCTAAGTACAAAGAGTAGATTGAAGCAAGCAGGTTTACTTCAATGAAAACACAAGCCCATACAATATGAGCCGATTGTTCGATAATACCACAAATAGTTGGCATAACTACTAAAATAAAAGCAGACATAGAGACTGCGAAGTAATAGATTGGTTTCATAATTTATTTCTTTTTTGTTGGAATTAAACATAATAATCCTTCTGAATCCCTTTTGATTTCCCAATTAAAACCTTCTGAAAGAAAGAATGCTTTATTTCTATGCTCACTACCGCCTCTTACCTGAATCATTCCATGGGTCGTACTATCAATTCCTGGTTTATTTAACATAGACAAATCAACAGAATCATCGTCTTTCCCAAAGATTTTATCAAACAACTCGTTTTGTGGTGCTGTACAAGCTGCTCGCATTTCTTTGTAGAACTCTTCTGAGACTTCAATTTCGTCCCCTAATACAATGTTGTTAGCCCATTTTTCAGCTAATTGTTTTTTCCATGCGCTGCAAGCAATGTTAATGATTGATTGTGCTTGTTCTGCGGTGATTGTGAATTTTTTCACATCTTGTTTTTGACTTTGTTCTTTCCATAAATGTTCAATGTATGAGAGTTTAAACATAAAGTAATTACTACCCTTGTAATCGTTGATGTCAGCTAAAACATACGTCTCGCCTTCAAATTCTTCCAATCCGTAGGAGACAAGAGTCTTAGAACTAAGACCGAATTCATTTTTATATGGTGAATGATATGCTCTATAGAGCGTTCCTCTAGGGATACTAGGAAGTTTTGTTCCTTTAATTGAAAAATCTGGTTTCATATTTGTAATTTTTCTAAATGTTTCTAAGTCGATTTTTTGGTGGTTGGGATGGTATTTTATTAAATAACATTCATATCCGCGAAAATAATTGCTTTCATCCGTATGATGTTTAGACATAACAAACCACCCTACTTTTAAACGATGGTGAGTAAAATCCTTCGCCACACTCTTCCTCCACGCATCCAACTCCTCTAAATTGTCATCAGTCACTTCGATATACCAATCTTTGGGGAGTTCATCCGCAAAAATACCGCTTGCGTTGAGAAATTCAGTAGCGGTGTGGCATTGGAGGCGGGGTTTTTCATAACTATCTTGACCAGTTAGCGAAAAGTTAAAATCGCTTCCACTCAGTTCGTTTGTTACATATTTCCAATTTTCTTCCAAATTCCTAACCTCAAACCCCAACCCAAACAACACGGGATAGATTTCGTCATCAAACATGTCTTGGTCGAATTTAATGTACGCAGGTTTAAATTTACTTTCGTCTAATTGGTATCTTGTACCGTTGTATTTTGTTGCTTTCATTTTACTTAGTATTTTGATTTTTGACAGTCACAATAAAGAACGGCTAACGAAAAAACCACAACAAGGTAAGCGGAAGCGAAAACTTCATCCTGCGAGTCGCAGAAGAAAATCAAATTAACAGATACTATCGCAGTAAATAAAGCGAACACCAACGACATTAGTAAATAGTAATTTTTCATAATACATTCAGTTTTATAATTGAAATCCATTTTTAATTGTCTCTAAATCTTTTTTGGCAGACTCACCCTTTCTTATTGCGTTATTAAAATCGCTTTCCAAATAAATACTTGCTCCGTTAGTTAAGTAATCTACGGCACCCTTGAATGTGGTAAATTCTTCTTTTATTATTAGTTTGTAGTCATCGCAATCCGCAATATTAAACAAAGACGCTATATAAATACCATCTTCATTGTAATCATCTAACAAAAAATGTATTTGCGCCTCGTAATTGTTTCTCTCTAAAATAGAGTTGTCCACTGTCGTTATGACATAATAATTTTTATTTTCCATATAACTTATTTATTAGATATTGATACTTTGATTGCAACTTTACTTCCCACAGGCTCAATATAATACTTCAATTCCGTACTCTCCACTACACGCCCATCTTCTGTTTTGATAATAGTGCTGTAAGTTCCACGCCCATATTTGTCTGCGAATGTTTCGTGACCAACCACAACTCCTCTTACTGTTTCTTCGTGCTTACAACTTATTAAACTTGCAGCTAGAAATACTAATGCTAATACTTTTTTCATAATACATATTTTTAAAATTAGCCACCACATTGGGAATCGAACCCACACGCACCTAAGTAACGCCTACCATAGTTGTAGTGATAAAAAAGGGAACGACCAAAACACAGCCGTTCCCAATACTTGCAATACATTATTTTTTACTTTCAACCTTTCACAGTAAAGTTTTAATGTACAAAACTCATAGGTTTGCAATACATTCCACACGTGCAGTGATTGTGAAAGACCACACGTTATAATATATAAAATCCCCATAAGGGACAAACATTTTCTAATGAATTAAAGTGTATTTCGCCACGTTGCCACACGTAACTACAATACACTGACTTACTATTCTATACGCACATACGTATAGCCTACACCTATTTCAAAATGTAAATGCCTTAACACGTTCCCGCAAGTCAAAGGTACTCGATGCCATACTATTCCAATGGCTGTGTCACTATACTATTAGCCCCGATATAGTAAGGGCGTACACCTATGTTTAACGGTGTAGCTATTCATAAGTACATTATTTAACCTATTTGTTTGTGTTTACAACCGAATGTACTTTGCCCACTATGGGAACACAATTTGATTATTTGCCTCACATACCTTTACATTGGGTGATTGTGAAACGAAAAAAATATAGGAACGGTATAAACCGCCCCTATACTTTTACCTTTGTGTTAATCGAATTACTTTGTTGTTCGGTGATACGCCTTCAAAACCTCGAATACGGAAACCTCGTTATTTTTGTTTCGTTTCACGGTTTTGTCAAATGCTTGGTACAATACGTCGTTTTTCTGTAAATTTCGGAAAAACATTTTTTGCTTTGGCGTTATTGCCTCTGTGGACAATAACAATTTGATAGCTTTACCCGTATTTCTTAAATAGGTTTTGAAATCCCTATTTACAAACAATACGTTTTTTTGGTAGTCAGAAACTTTCTTGGTAGTTTCTTTTTTTGCCGTTGTTGTTGCTTGTTTTGTTGTAACTTGTTTTTTTGTTGCTGCTGTTGCACTCATAATTATAAAATTTAAGATTAATAAAATAGTTTTTGTGGGTTACTTTAAACGAATAAAGCCGATATAAAAAATATCGTACCTCAAGAGGTTAACCCTTTATTATAAAGTTAAAAAATGTACAAAATTTCAAATGTAACCCGTTCAAGTTACAACGCTAAACCCTTTAGCACCTTGCGGACAAAATCCACTTAGCTCGGCACGTCGATTTTTACAATTAATTTAAAACCCTGTTAACCCTGTCGTTAACTTGTTAGCGCCTATATAGTACGCTTTCTCGGTATCGGAATGCCGACGGCTAAAAATCAATTTAAAAACCTTAAAAGATTGAAACGGCTATTCAACGAACGTTATATATATAGTGCCTGCCGTTTCTCAAACACAAGGCGAATATACAACGAACATAAACCCAAAACCAAAAAAAATCGATGAAATGCACAAAAAACCGATAAAGTGCAATATTAATACAGTATTTTCTTACAAAAACAGTGTTTTTAAAAGTAAGAATTATCTTACATTGTAAGTATAATCCTACATTTTGGTATTATTTAAAATAAAAAGCCTTGTGAAACCCTGTAAATAAAGGATTTTTAACTTTATTTTTGTTTTGGTAGTAAGACACCATACAAGTATAAAAGCCTCTTAAATCGCTTAAAAATGCCCTTATTTTGGGTTTGTTATTTTGCTATTGAAAAAAAGTAGTGTATTAATTGTATATATATGTAAGTAATTGAAACAACGATTAAAACACAAAGGAAAAAACCTATAAAAAACATTTGAATTATAAGTTTGATAAATCATAAAAAAAAGTTAGGGATAATCCCAAAGCCATAAACAAACCTTATAATAAATAAAACCTATACCCCAACAAAAAACCATAAATAGTATTGATACTTTTTTAGGCAAACCGAAAAAATAGTTTTATGAAGCCACAAAAATGTAGTTAGAAAAAGCTAAAATATTTTTTAGACGCGTCTAAAAATAAATGTAGGGGGGGACTAAAGGGAAAAGAGTTTTATTGGGAAGAGAGAGGTGAAAGCGGGGGAGGGAATCCAATCAATCGTATTATGTACTATGGTTTTTAGGCGTGTCTACTATGGAGTTTAAGCGGGCTGGAACTATATCGTGTTTTCATCGTTTTACTTCTTTGGTTTTAAAAACCTACAATGCCACCCTATGTCGCTTAATTATATATATTATAAAACGTGATAGGGGTACTTTGTAGGTTTCTACAAGTTGTTTGTATAGTTGTGGTTTTAAAAAATGTATACACCATTGTAGTCAGTGGTTTATATAAAGGACTGCTTCCAAAGGTATATACATTTTTGATAATTGCAAACACATTGCTTGTAGTATTGATATTATTTATTATCTTTGTTGTGATGAAAAAGTTTGTAGTTTTAACAGATAAAAAGGATAGGGTTGAGTTTGAGTATCTCTATGTTTGGAACGATAAGTATGAATGTGTAGATGCTAGGTATGTTAACATATCTTCTTCTAGAGAAACAGCTCTGTACAACTATCGTGTTTACGTCTGGAAAGTCTGGTATTTAAATACTGATTGTACGGAAGAAGAATTAGTTAAGGATGGTCTTAAATTGATTCGCTCTACAATGAAGACCAATGGTACTTTCTTATTGGACTCTGATGTATATAAAGTGTGTAATGACGTTTTTTTTGGCGGCTTTAATGCTGAGTTGTTTTCAAAAGTTAAAGAGCTCAAAAAGATAGAATGGAAGAACAATGTCGATGAATTGATTAAACTAACGGAAGAAGAAGAAATTATGTTAAACTCACTAGAAGGTAAAGAATATATAAAGGAGTATAATGAATTGATAAGAATAAAAAAAATCAAAGAAAGTTCAAAATGTTTAAACAAGATGAAAATGAATAAAGTAAAATCAGAAATAATTAATTCAATCGTATCTATTAAAGAAGAGAATAAAATTTGTTCTATATCAGATATAAGTCTAATAACTGGTATTTCATATAAGACAGTAAAAAAACATTACGAAGAATATATGAACGAAATGCTCGTGAAAGGATATGATTTGGTTATTGATAAAAATGAATGTTTAAGAAACGAAAAAACCGACTTAATGATTCGTGCAATAATGATTTTAAAGGAAAAAGGATTAAAAGTAACAAAGTCTAGCGTAAGCGAGTATAGCGGTGTTTCTAGATTAACCGTAAACAAAAGATGGGATGAATTAAAAAAAGCCGCACAATAGCACGGCTTTAAGCGATGAAAACACGGGTTATTCCCTAGTGTGATTCTGAACCCAATTGATTATGTTTTGAACGTAAAAGTTTTCGGAAACATTATCGTAATTGGTCTCCTCAAGATAATCATCAACTACGGTATCAAGAAAGTCTCCAAGCTCTCTTTCTAACTCAAAGAGATGAGACATATCACCAGTTGACTCGTAAATGTCAATAAGGTATCTAAACTGTTGAAGTAGGTCTTTCATATTTTAAAAATTTGCTTACAACAAATGTACAAAAGTTTTATATTTGCTAAATCTTAATAAAATCAAATAACTATGATAGAAAAAGAAGTTCTTTATGGCATTGATGCCAAGACTAAATTGAAAAAAGGAGTAGACACTGTTGCGAATGCAGTGAAAGTTACATTAGGTCCTTCGGGCAGGAATGTAATCATCGAAGACGAAAGAGGGCTTCCTCACGTTTCAAAGGATGGTGTTACTGTCGCAAACTCAATTAATCTTTCCGACCCAATTGAAAATCTTGGAGCCAGCGTTGTAAAGCAAGCGTCTTCAAGAAGTGCTGATAATGCCGGGGATGGAACCTCAACATCTATGGTTTTGGCTCAAGCTATTATTGAAAATGCAATGGGTGTTGTTCAAGACGGAACAAACATTACGATGTTTAAAAAAGGGATGGAAGGATGCGCTAAAGATGTTGTAGAAATTCTAAAGAAAAAGTCTAAGAAAGTAAATAAAACCACACTGAAAAGCGTGTCTAGGATTTCCGCAAATAACGACCCGGAGCTAGGTAACATTATCGCAGACGCATATTCAAAGGTGGGCAAGAATGGTATTGTAACTATGGAGGAAAGCCTTACTTCCAAAACACACGTAGACGTAATTAATGGGACAAAAATTAATAAAGGATATGCTAGCCCGTACTTAATTACCAATAAAGAAAAACACGAGGCCGTACTACATAACCCTCTTGTATTTATTTCAGACCAAGAGATTAAGTCTATGGACGAAATTATTTCTGTGCTTGAAGTAGTAACAAGCAATAAGCGTTCTTTGTTAATTATTTCAGATATGGATGATTCCGTGCTTAATGCATTAAACGTAAACAAGGCAAAAGGGAATATTAAGGTTAATGTTGTAAAACCAGAAGGAGTTGGTATTAAGAGATTTGAACTACTTCAAGACCTTTGTGTTTTAACAGGAGCCATACTCGCTTCTGACGAAACAGGAAACGACTTGTCCACTGTTGACTCAAGCTATTTAGGTCACGCAATTAAATGTGTTTCTACAGAGAAAGACACTGTAATAATTACCGATAGAGAGACTTTTAAGGAAGAAATAGAAGATACTATCAAAACTGTAAATGATGCGATTGCAAGGGCTGAAAACAAGCTTAATTTATGGCATTACAAGGATAGGTTAAGCAGGCTTTCTGGAGGTGTTGCTGTTATTTATGTTGGCGCCGATACCGAAGTTGAGATGAGAGAAAAGAAAGACCGTGTTGATGATGCGATTAAAGCGGTAAAGTCTGCTCTTGAAGAAGGTGTTGTTGCTGGGGGTGGTATTTGTTTGTATGAAATTCAAGAGGAGCTCCTAAAAAATGTAGATATGTACATTGAAAACCCGACACACTATGTCGACGGCTATCTTTGTGTATTAAATGCTCTTTCTGCGCCAATGAAAAACATATTAGAGAATGCATCAGTTGATTTTAATTATGTAGCTGACACTATTGAAGAGAGAGGTTTTGGATATGGGTATGATGTTATATCAGAGTCTTTTGGAGATATGTTTTACGTTGGTGTTATAGATGCCACTAAAGTGACTAGAAATGCAGTTCAGAACGCCGTTTCTGTATCGGCTACACTGTTAACTACTGAGTGTACAATTACAAATAAAAGAGCATAATGAAGGCATTAGGAAAAACTATACTTCTTAGTAAGGTTCAACAGGAAGTTAAGAACAAAGCTGGGCTTGTTATAACTGAGTTTTCTGACAAGTCAATACGATATAAAACCGGTAAGGTAGAATTAAAGTCCGACAAGGTGGATTCAGTTCAAGTGGGTGATGTTGTTTATTACGACGATATTGCCGGAAGTGAAATCAGGGTAGGAGAGACAAAGTATATTGTAATTAGCGAAGACGACGTAAAAGTTGTTTTATAAAAACGGAGGGGTTATTCCCCTCCATTTTTTTTTGCTCTTTCTTCATTCATTCTCTTTATTAACCTAGCATAAACTTTGTCGTTTGTAGAAGCGGTTGATTTGAATAAGGGATTTTGATTTACACGTGTAGGTATTGGTTCTCCTTCTAAGTGTTTGTACAGCGTATAACAAGCGTGTTTGTATTTAGATGCTAGCTTATAGTATTTTTTCAAACCGTGCTCGTCCCTCCATTTTTCTATAATACCCCTGTCTTTGAATTGGTCGAACCAATTAAACGAAGTAAATCCAATTGTTCTTGAATACCAAACAAAGGTAGGTTTGTCAAATATGTTTTCGTCGTATAGATATAAAATCATTTCCAACTCAACCATTGAAAGTTCGTACTTCTTCTGTACATATCGACGAACTAACCTAAAATATTTTAAGTAACTTGACGCTCTTTCTGTAAAATTATAATTAGGCTTCGGCTTCTTTGTAGTCTTTCTTGTTTTAACGGCAGGAACTTTCCTTTCGTACTTCCTACGCATTTTTCTTTTCTTTGGTTTTTCCTGATTTAACTCCTCGTTCTCTTCCATTATATTGAATTTTATAGCAAATGTACAAATTAAAAATATTGTAACTTTGCAAAAAAATATAAATGGCTAGGATAGAAACATATCAAAACGATAATAATTTAGAAGGAACAGATAGGCTGGTAGGAACTGACTCTGCTGGAAATATAACTAAAAATTTCACACTTCAAAAATTAGCTGATTTTGTTCTTGGAAACGGAAGTGTAGGTCCTCAAGGTCCTCAAGGTCCTCAAGGAAACACAGGCCCTCAAGGTTCTCAAGGCCCTCAAGGTGTTCCGGGTCCTGCCGGCCCAGCGGGGTTATTATGGAGGGGGCAGTGGGTTTTAGGCACTGATTATTTTGAAAACGACGCAGTTGGATATGACGGGGCTTCTTGGTTTTTATACACGGAAAGTAATGCTGGTTCTGAAAATGAAAACCCTGCCGATAATCCGGGAAATTGGGCGTTGTTAGCAGCTGAAGGCGCTACTGGACCGCAAGGACCGCAAGGTGTTGCTGGTGAAGGTCTAAACTATAAATCCTACGTAGTTATACTTATGGCCGGCACTTTTCCGACAGACCCTCCTTTTGTTGTGAGTCAAGTTTTTAACAATACTGGCGGAACTGTGTCGTGGACTAGAAATAGTGCTGGAGTGTATATAGGCACAATAAGTGGCTCTACCTTTACAAATAATAAGACAGTTTGTTTTGCAACCCCAACGTATTTTGGTGCGTACGACAATTTCGTAAAGATTGGGAGGGTGAGTAATTCTCAAGTATTTTTAATGGCTCTTTCAGGTGGCAATCCACAACCTACAGACGGCATTTTGAATTGTCAAATAGAAGTGCGAATATACAACTAAGCTATGGCAGATAAAAGCAAAATGAAGTGCAATAGTCCTAGACCAAGCGATAGGGCTGGAAAGAAAAGAATGGTCAAGGCTTGTTCTAACGGAACAGAAAAGCTAATACATTACGGAGCAGATGGTTACAAATCAAATTATTCAGCAAAAGCTAGAAAATCTTTTAATGCAAGACATAAATGCGCCTCTGCGACTAACAAACTAACCGCTAGATACTGGGCCTGTAAAAACTTATGGTCGCCAAATAGCGATAAATATTTGAAAGGAAAGTAATGCCAAGATATATAGTCTACAAAACAACTTGCACTGTGAACGATAAATTTTATATTGGAGTCCATTTAGAAAGAAGAATTTCTGATGGATATATAGGATGCGGAGTTTGTAGTCAAGGAAATGCTATAAGTCTTAAAAAAAAGGGCGTAAAGTCAGCGTTTATTGATTCAGTAATAAAATATGGATACAAGAATTTTAAAAGAGAAATTATAGCTGAGTTTGATAATATGCATGACGCCTATTCTTTTGAAGAAAAGATTGTAACTAAAGATTTACTGAGCAATAGTAGTTGTTTAAATATAAAATTAGGAGGTATTGGAGGCTCAAATTTAAATACATCAAAAAACATTTGTATAATAGATTGCGAAACAGGGGAAGAATTTAGTTTTGATTCTCAAGCAAGTTGCGCTTCTTTTTTGGGTTTAAAAAATATAAGTGGCAAGAAAAGATTTAAAAACAATAAGTTTTGTTTAAAAGGATATAATACCCCTGTTTGCTTAAAAAATACAAATGAAGATGTTTTTTATTTTCATGATGTTTATCAAGCAGGAGTGTTTACAAACAATAAAACGTTTAGAATTAATGATTTATTAAATAAAAAAAGAAAGTCTTCAAACGGATGGTTTTTGAGTGACTTTAACTTTGCAAATGAAAAAAATTATCACAAAGCTAAGTCTATCAGGAAATCATTAAATTTGCAAAAATGAAAGATGCTTGTTATAAAAAAGTCAAAGCTCAATACGATGTTTTTCCTTCAGCAAGAGCTTCTCAGGCAATAGCTAAATGCAGGAAATCTAAAGGAAATGTTCGTAAAGGAAAAAAGGGCTCTGAATTAAAAAGATGGCAGGATGAAAAGTGGGAAGACACAAGAACCGGAAAGCCTTGTGGAGCCGGCGGTAAAAACGAATACTGTAGGCCAACAAAAAGAGTGTCTTCAAAAACACCGGTGACTAAATCAGAAATGAGTAAGTCGCAACTTGCTAGTAAAAAGAAAGAAAAATCAAAGGTAGGAATGGGTAGGAGAGTAAAACCTATTAAAAGATGAAAAGCAGAGGATTAGGAGATACTATTGCTAAGTTAGCAAAATATACCGGAGTGAAAGCTGTTGTAAAAAAAGTATCTAAAGACTGCGGATGCGATAAAAGACAGAAAATGTTAAACAAAAAATTTCCATATAAAAAATAAAAGTTATGCCGTTAAAATCAGGAAAATCAGACAAAGCTATTTCAGAAAACATTAAAAAAGAAATGGCTTCAGGTAAGAGTCAAAAACAAGCAGTAGCAATTGCAATGTCTAAGGCTGGAAAGTACAAAAAAAAAGAAGCTGCTAAAGGAAAAGCAAAAAAAATGATGAAAAAATAATATTATGGCTTTAAGTAAAACTGCTAAATATTATAGAGAAAATCCAGAGGCTAGAAAAAAGCATCAAGAAACTTCTTCTAAATGGAATAAAAGCGAAAAAGGAAAGGCCTATAAAAAAGCAAAGAACGCTACTCCAGAAGAAAAAAAGAAGAAAAGCATGAGGGCAAAGGCTAGAGCTAGGCATAAAAATATACCTGACGGATATGTGGTTGACCACATAAAGCCATTAGCTAAAGGGGGTTCTAATCACAAAAAAAACACGAGATTAGTTAAAGCAAAGACAAATAACACTAAAAACAAAAAATAATGATATTTTCATTTGAAAAAATAGGAAGCCACATTGCATTATACATAGATGGAGAATTGTTTCAAGTATATCCATTAAACAATTCAACATTTACGATTAAAAATTTTCCAGAAGAAAGAGTAACCGCCTCTGGCAAGACTCAATGGAAATTATATATGCACATCTTAGGTATTGACCCAGCGTATTACTCCCACTTGGGTATTGATATATATTCAACACCTACAAATAATGTTACACAAATACTTGTTGATGGCAATGACTATACTGATGACTACGAAAGTTTAGCTTTAGGCTTGTCAACATTATACTCATATTAGTATGAAAAATTTAGACTACAGAATCAATAAATGGATAAGCAGGAAGTTGCTTGTTTTCGTTGTGGCTTCAGTAGCTTTGTTTAAAGGTGTTTTACATTCAACAGACTGGGTAATTATAGCAACTGCTTATATTGCCGTTCAAAGTTTTGTAGACTCTGTTGAAAAACTTTTTAAATCAAAAAGTAACAATGGAGCCGAATAGAGATTACCTAAACAGTGAAAGATTAGACAGGTTGGAACAACATCAACGACTTTTTAAGGAGAAGCTAGAGGACGTTGGTGGTGACGTCAGAGATATTAAAAACGCAATTATGGGCAACCCATTAAGTTCTGAGCAAGGTATTGCTGGAAAGTTACGTTCTGTAGAGGCTAAGGTTGACGACCTTGAAGAGTTTAAAGTTGAGGTTAACACATACGTAAAACAGTTTAAATGGGCTATTGCGGTTATAGTCGCTTTTTTTTCAGCCCTTGGAGTAGCAATAATAAAATCAAAATCAAATGGATAATATTACACTTGAGCGTATAAAGCAGGCTCATCCAAAAATTAGAGAGCAACTTCGACAGCAATACATAGAGGCCAACAACCTGTTGGGCAAAGGCGCAAGGCTTAGATTTGCGTATGTTTACAGAACGCCAGAAGAGCAAAATGCCCTGTTTAATAGAAGACCAAAAGTTACAAACGCTCGTGCTTGGCAGTCAATTCATAATTACGGATTGGCTTTTGATATTGTATTGTTATATGACAATGACGGAAACGGAACTTTTGAAGAGGCATCTTGGTCTATGATTCGTGATTTTGACAAAGACTCTAAAGCTGACTGGATGGAAGTTGTTAACTATTTCAAGTCTAAAGGATGGTCTTGGGGTGGCGACTGGAAAAGGTTTAAAGACGCGCCTCATTTTGAAATGAACTTCGGAAATGACTGGAGGTCTTTAAAAAGAAAGTATGACTCTGGAAAATTGATTAAAGATAAAAACGGAATTAATTATGTTGAATTATAAAAAATACATTGCCGTAGGAATTGTTGCTGTTCTTGTAATTACTCTGTTTTTCAACCTAAACAAAACTCGACATCTTGAACACGAAAATAAAGTTTTAAAGGATTCCGCTTTATTTTACAATGCTCAGGCAAAAACATACATAAAAATGTATGAAAATCTAAAAGAAAAGGATGGTGTTTTAGTCAAAACAAAAGATAGTTTAATACGTCAAAAATCAAAAATCAAAAAAGTATATGTTCAAAAAATTAAACTTGTTAGTAAGTATAGCGTTTCTGATATGCAGTGTTATTTCGATGAACGCACAGGAAAAGGTTGTGATACTGGACAGCATTCAGTCAGTAAAGATAATAACGGAGCTAATAAAGGGTGACGCTTGCAAGGCGGAGTTAAAGTTAACAAAAGACATCTTAAAGAATGAAGAAAAAAGAACTGCTCTGTTACAAGAACAGAATCAACTTCTATTAAGTGCTTACAAATCAAAGGAGATGGAAAACAACTCTTTAAACCAAGTTATCATAAACAACGAAAAAATAATTAAAAAAGAAAAAACGAAAAAAACGTTTTGGAAATATATAGGCATAGTTTCACTATCTTTGTCTGGGTTTCTTTTAATTACTAATTAATGGCAAGAATACATACATACGAAAACGATGGTGTAGTAAGAGGTAATGATAAGTGGATTGGTAGCGATGCTCAGTCTTCTAATCAAACAAAGAACTTTACAGCCGACAAGGTTGCAGAGTACTACTCAAGCGTTGGTACAATTTTATTTCCAAACTCCGTCACTTTAAGGTACACAGAGTGGCAAAACCCATCTGGCACGCCTTCTGGCTTTATTTGGATTTTTGAACCCTCTCCTGATACAGTTTCGTTTAATTCTGTAACATCTTTTGGGCTGTCCAAAAAAGATTTAAAAGTTCGTTTTTTTGACCAATTAATCTCAAGTTTTGAAGGAGACTACATATATTTTTACAATTCCGCAAACCCAAATTGCTACTCTATATACAAGTTAATTTTGGTTGAAGACCACCCAGACAACTCAAACCTACTCAAAATAGATGTTGAGTTTGTCCGCGGAAACGGATTTTTGTCTTTTAACGATTCTTTTTTAATTGGTTTGCTTGATATGTCCGTTAATTACAGCGACATAGATGGAGCTCCAGAAAACCTATCTGAGTTTAACAACGATGTTGGTTTTATAACTATCGATGATTTACCGGCAGTTTCATTAAACGCCATTGAGTTTTCTGTAAATCACACAGATGCTTTAAATAACGAATATAAGGCTGGCGATGTAGTCTATTACGAAGGAAGAATATATAAAGCTAAGTTTGATAATGACGCTATACTTCCAGAGATTGGAGGAAATACTTATTGGCTCGATTTAGGCGAAGGGGCTAGGGTTAGACAAATAAATGCGGATTGGGACTCAACAGGAGGAGATTCTCTAATATTAAACAAGCCAGAAATACCCACAAAAACATCGGACCTAACAAATGACGGTGAGGATGGTGTTAATCCATTTATATCGCAGGAGCAGGTCGTTGAGTACGCTGACTTAGCATCGTTTCCATCAATAGGCACAGTTGGAGTTATATATATTGCACTAGACACGGACTTGGCCTATGTATGGGACCCCGGAACAATGGACTATGTGTTGACATCTATGCCTGATACTGGGATTACAGGTGTTGGTAAAACAAACAGAATAGCTAAGTTCAGTTCCCCAACAAATGTTACTTGGAGTAAAATATCAGAAGATAACTTTGGCTCTGTAAAGATTGCAGACTCAAACAGAAGTTTTTTAAACGGTAATACACTACTGTCCATACAAAGGGCCCAAACGCAAATGGACTTTGTATTAGGCAACCCTAGTGCGTCGCAGTCCAACATAGTCATAGATGACAACACAATAGGAACAGAGTATAGAACAAGAGGAACCTATACATTTAAGACTGGAGCGTCGTATACTGAGTCTTTTGTTATAGATTCTAATGGTAAGTTAAAAATATCTCAGACGCCCGATACAGGAGCCACGTCTGATAGTTTATTGGTAAGAGATTCGTCAGGCAATGTAAAGCAGATAGCGTATCCAACAATTCCTTCTGCAGGTGTTACATCTGTTGGATTAACTATGCCTTCAGCTTTTACTGTAACAAATAGCCCTATAACATCAAGTGGTGATATAACAGTTACTGGAGCTGGTTCAGTTTCGCAATACGTTAGAGGTGATGGAACATTAGCTAATTTTCCAAACTCAACAGGAGGTGGCGCGTCGGTTAATTACTATCTTAATGGTAGTGTGTCTCAAGGTACATTTGGTGGAGATACTTATTATCAAATGAGTAAAACACCAATACTTGGAGGAGGTGCTAATTTTATAAGAACAAATGGAGCAGGTAATGGGTATATTGCATCATTTATAACTGACGCTGGAGACCCTTCGTTTTTAAATATACCTGGTGGTAATTGGAATTTAGAGTTTTATTTTCAATCAAGTGCATCTGGTGGAAGTCCACAATTTTATGCTGAAATTTACAAAGTTAGCACTACAAATGTGTTTACTCTTGTCGCAAGTGGTTCAACAAATCCAGAAGGTATTACAAATGGTACAACTGTTGACCAGTACTATACCTCAATTCCTGTTCCGCAAACTTCATTACTCATTACTGATAGATTGGCAGTCCGTATTTATGTAATTACAGGTGGAAGGACTATAACATTACATACAGAGAATGGTAATCTTTGTGAGGTGCTTACAACATTTACAACGGGTCTAACAGCGTTAAATGGATTAACACAACAAGTACAGTATTTTGATGTTGGCACAACAGGAACGGATTTTAATATTTCATCAGTAACTGATACGCATACATTTAATCTTCCTGTAGCTTCTGCAATAAATACAGGAAAGTTAAGTTCTACAGATTGGACTACATTTAATTCAAAACAAGACGCATTAGGATATACACCTTTACCAACCGCTGCTGGTACTACAACAGGTACAGTTTTGACTTTTGTAACAGATAGGTTGTATGGTTCAATTGCAACACCTGAAACTGGAAACATATCAGTTGATACAACAAATGCTCAGGTAGGCGTAACCAATGTAATTATACATAACTCAGGAACAGCACCTACATTTACTTCTCCATTTAAAAAACTCAGTGGAAGTGGAAATTACACAACAGGACAGATTAATTACATTTTTTGTATGTACATTAATTCTACTGAAATAATTTATTCTATTAATCAAAGAGCTTAATATGAGTTTGAGAAGAATGATGATGCTTACTTTAGGAGGATATTCTCCAGAATATCAGTCTTATCTTGATAGACTAACAGCATTGTCTATCCCCCATCCTGATAATTTTACAAAAGAAAGACATAACCAAGCTGTTATAGATATGGTTAATGCTGGTATATGGTCAAAAACAAGGTCTATGAAGTTTCTTTGGAATAGTAGTTTAGATTGCGCAAGAATAGATGTAAGAAATCCATCTCTATTTCAGGGAACAGTATTTGGCGGACTTTCTTTTGTGACTAATAGCGGCATTGTCGGTAATGGAGTTGATGCTTATTTTAATACAGGATTTGCACCAAACCAAGGTGGGGGTATTTATCAATTGAATAGTGCTGGATACGCATTAAGGGTTGTTAATGGTGGTACTTTAGGTCTTGAAGCAATAATGTCCGAAATTAATTCTTTTTCAAATAACAGAATGCGATTAACAATTTCAACTAGCGCTATAAGGATTAATTCGCTTTCAAACTTAACTTCAACCTTTAACTACACATCAGCCGCAGAGGTAAAAGCTGGTTATAGAGATAGTAGTACTGCATTAAGACTTTTTAGAAATAAAACCGTCGCTAATAGAACTCAAACAGGTTTTTCCAGTTTTAGTGGAGCTAATGTGGTTTTATTAAGGACTGAAAGTATATACTCAAACGCAACTTTAGGAGGAATTTTTTGGGCAGGAGGAAGTTTAACAAACTCTGAACACGGGGCATTAGTAGACATAATAAATAATTTAATATCTTAAACATGTTAGTCAAGATAGTACCATTAGAGATAGTTAACCAGCTACAGAATCTAGAGTATAAAGAAGGGTTTGTTTTTAATTTTACACAAGATATAAATGAAAATTGGATTTCTTCTTTAGAGCAAGCTGAAAACATTGAAGGAAATGATAAATTTCAAATCATAGAATTTAAACCTATTCCTTATATAGAAGAAGAATAACATCATGAGAAATTTAATAGTAAAAAACTTCGCTCTTGATTATTGGGTAGTCATTTTTGGCAAGACATATAATTACACGCGTTCAGCAAGGATAATATATCCATTGTTTGTGTTGTCGTATTTATCACAAGATACTATTTTTCAGTGGCTTGCATACGCAACAACCATAACCGCTTTATTTTTTGGGTTTATTTATTTCAGAATCAAGCCATTAACAGGTGATGATTTCGATTACATGGACGAAACTCAAAGGGTACAATTTGGAATAAAAGCACCTGAAAAACTGAGTCCACAGCAATTTAAAGAGTATTTAATTTTAAGAAACACCTTAACTAAACGATATGGCATTTAAAGACTCAACATTTTACGCGTTGTTACAACATCTACATCCTATTGTAACTAATCTCCCTAAAATAATTAAGGGATTTATTAAAGAAAGACACTACCTGCATTTATTAGCAGGTGCATTCTTCGCTTTCTTGGTTTACATATTACCTCAAACATCTGATTTGCCATTTTTGGCCAAGGCTGTTATAGGCTGGATTGCTGGATATATTCCTAACTTCGCATGGGAACACTATCACGCAAAACGAGGAAATAAGTTTGACATAAACGATGTTTTTTCTGGAGGCTATGGAGGGTTGATTTTTCTTTGTTTTTTTTAATAAATTTGTAAAAATTTAATCTAATGAATGGTTTAATAAGAAAAATAACTTTAGGGAAAGACTACAAGGATGGAATGCACTACTTTGTAGAGCAAAGAGTTTCATCAAAATATAAGATAAACGCAATACTTGAATCTGAAGAATCCTTTTTTGTTTGGGTTGAAAACGAGGATAAAGAGCTGCTTCTTTGGAAAAAAATAAACAAACCTTATAGCGTTGTCGTTGAATATAACCTTGAGTTTTAATGCAGTCTGTTAGGTATTTTATAATCACTCCGTTGAATGGAGAGTATAACAACTCAAAAAAAATAAATGGAGTAGACGTAATCAAAAACACTTCTTTTGAAGACCACAAAAGCGTAAATAGAGTTGGAGTTGTTAAGGCTATTCCTAAAGAATATAAGGGAATGATATGTGTTGGTGACTTAGTAATCGTACATCACAACGTATTTAGAACCTACTACGATATGAAAGGCCGGCCAAAGAAGTCATCAGAGTTTTTTAAAGACGACGAGTATCTTGTTGACGACTACAAGATATATGCTTACAAAAAAAACAATGAAGAGTGGAAGGCTAATAACGACTACTGTTTTGTAAAACCAGTGAAAAATGAATACGTCCTTATAGATGATTGCAAAAAAGAAAAGCAGCATATTGGTCATATTGTAATTTTTAACGAGGACTTTAAAGATGTTACAAAAGGGGATTTAATTGGTTTTAAAAAAAATAGCGAGTACGAGTTTTTTTTAAACGATGAAAGGCTTTATAGAATGAGACTTTCAGATATAGTATTAAAATTTAATTAAAATGCAAGACAAAAAAGAGATTAGGCAGAGGATTATTGACGCTGCTTATAAGTCAATTAACGAGCTTATCAAGGTTTTAGAAGAAAGCATTGTTGGTGAAGAAGGCGGAGATTTATCTGCTGACAAACTAAAAAACGCAGTTTCAGCTAAAAGGACTGCTTTTGAGGATGCTTTGTATTTGTTGCAAAGAATAGACAATGAAGAGGAAATGATAAGCAAAAAAACCGATGAAAAAAACGAATCAAAATCAATGCAAACCTTTGCAGAAAGAAGAGGAAAATAATATATATCGATTAGTAGATGTTGTTCCGGAAAAAGAAATTTTAAAAAGAAACAAATCTAAATCTTGGGTTTATGGTTATAACAAAGAGTTTGATTTAGTAGTAATATCAAAAGACGGAACCATAGGAGATGTCTATGAGATTCAAAACTTAAAAATAGCACTTCCACATAGCCATAAATCAATACATAAAAATTCGTCTAAAAAAGAAGAACAATACTGGAAGCCTTTTGAATACCCAAAGGAACTATCTAAGATACAGAACATTTTTATGTGGAATAAAATGCCTTCTGAATTTAGAGATAAGTGGGTTCCTTACATAGAAGAAGAGTTTGATAGAAGAGAGTATGGTTTTTGGTTTATGAATAATGGAAAGCCAACCTATATTACTGGAACAAACTATATGTACCTTCAGTGGACGAAAATAGACGTAGGTTTACCGGACTTTCGTGAGTCAAATAGAATTTTTTGGATTTTCTGGGAGGCTTGTAAAGCTGATTACAGATGTTACGGAATGTGCTATCTAAAAAACAGACGTTCCGGATTTTCTTTTATGGCATCTGGTGAAGCAGTAAATATAGCCACTATAAGTAAAAACAGCCGAATAGGTATTCTTTCAAAAACAGGGCCTGACGCAAAAAAAATGTTTACAGACAAGGTTGTTCCTGTATCAACAAACTATCCATTCTTTTTTAAACCTATCCAAGATGGTATGGATAAACCAAAATCTGAATTGGCGTATAGGGTTCCTGCAAAGAAAATATCTAAAAACAATATGTTCGATAGTGAAGAAGATTCTATCGACGGATTAGACACATCTATAGACTGGAAAAACACAGGAGATAACTCTTATGACGGTGAAAAGTTAAAACTCTTGGTAGAAGATGAAAGCGGTAAATGGTTGCCGCCAAATAGCATTGAAAATAACTGGCGAGTAGTTCAGACTTGTTTACGCGTTGGTAGTAAAGTTATAGGCAAGTGCATGATGGGAAGCACTTGTAACTCTCAAAAAGAGGGGGGGTCCGGTTTTAAGAAAATATACATGAATAGTAATGTGCTTCAGAGAAACGCCAATGGACAAACAAAGTCCGGTTTGTATTCTTTGTTTATACCTACAGAATGGAATTTTGAAGGGTATATAGACCGATACGGTATGCCGGTTCTTGAAACACCAGAAACACCTGTATTGGGTATAGATGGCGAATACATATATCAGGGCGTTATAGAGTTTTGGAATAACACAGTGGATTCGCTGAGAGGTGACTCAGATGCTCTTAACGAGTTTTACAGACAAAACCCAAGAACAGAATCTCACGCTTTTAGAGACGAGGCTAAAAACTCTTTGTTTGACTTAAATAAAATATACGAGCAAATAGAGTTTAATGATGACTTAATTACAAGAAGTATTGTTCATACTGGAAAGTTTGCTTGGAAGAATGGGATTCAAGACTCTGAAGTTATATGGATTCCTACAAATGAGGGCAACTTTAAAGTTACTTGGTTTCCAGAGAAAGAGATGAGAAACCAAATAGACATTAAACAAAACGGAACAAAGCATCCTAAAAACGCTCATATAGGGGCTTTTGGTTGTGATACTTATGATATTTCAGGAGTAGTTGGTGGAGGCGGCTCAAAAGGTTCTTTACACGGCCTAACAAAATTTAATTTAGAAGGGGCTCCGAGTAATCATTTTTTCTTAGAATATATTGCTAGACCAAGAACGGCAGAAGAGTTTTATGAAGACTGCTTAATGGCTTGCGTTTTTTACTCAATGCCAATACTTATTGAGAATAATAAAGTTGGTCAATTAAAGTACTTTAAAAATCGTGGTTACAGAGGTTACTCACTTAACAGGCCTGACAAGCACAAGAACGAACTATCTACATCTGAGAAAGAACTAGGTGGTATTCCTTCTTCTGAGCAAACAAGAGATTTGCAGGCACAGGCCGTTGAAAGTTACATTGACGAGTTTGTTGGAATAGACCACACTGGAGAGTTTAGAGAGGTAGGTTCTTGCGGAAATATGTACTTTAATAAAACATTAATGGATTGGGCCAACTTTAACATATCAGACAGAACAAAGTACGACGCCACGATTAGTAGTGGTCTAGCTATTATGGCAAATAAAAGCTACGCTAAAAAGACTCAAGAAAAACCTAAAGAAATAATTTTTAACTTTGCAAGATATTCTAACAACGGAATGCAAAGCGTTTTAATAAGAAAGCATGAATGATAATTTTTCAATACCAGCGGTATTTTTTCCAGACCAACTAGAAACAGACGAAATCAAAAAAAGCAAGGATTGGGGTCTTCAAGTTGGTCACGCAATACAAAACGAGTGGTTTAGAAAAACATCTGTTGACGGCTCACGTTTTTATACAAACAGAGATTTTTTTCATAAATTAAGAATGTATGCAAAAGGAGAGCAGTCTGTTCAGAAATACAAAAAAGAAATGTCTTTAAGCGGGGATATTTCTTACTTGAATTTAGATTGGACTCCAGTTCCTATTGTCCCAAAGTTTGTCGATATTGTCGTTAATGGGATGTCAAATCGTTTGTTTGAGATTAAGGCAAATGCAATTGACGCTACTTCTTCGAGTAAAAAGAAAAAGTACAAAAAAGACCTTGAGAAAGCAATGGTTTCAAGGCCAATTATTGATATTGCCAAGACTGCTGGGTACGACATATCCCCTGTTCCGGAAAACGAAATACCGAAGAGTAAGGAGGAGTTGGATTTAAAAATGCAGTTTTACAAAGATGAAATTGAAGTTGCTCAAGAAAAGGCTATTGAAAACGTATTGAAACTAAATCGTTATGATTTAATCAAGAAAAGGCTTGACGAAGACGCAACTGTTATTGGGGTTTCTGCTTGTAAACATTATTTTGACAAACACAAAGGAATTAATATTGAGTATTGCGACCCAGCAAATATGATTTGGTCTCCTACAGAAAGTCCTCAGTTTGAAGATTGTTATTATTTTGGAGAAGTCAAAAATGTCAACGTTACAGAGCTAAAAAAAATAAATCCTGATTTGAGTCAAGAAGAAATTAAAGAAATTTCTAAAATGGCCGCAAGATGGGATGCGTATCAAAACATAAGGGGTGGAAACATTAACGGTAATATCAAGAACAATACTGCTACACTTTTGTTTTTTACATTTAAAACAGATTTAAACGTAGTATACAAGAATAAAAAAACCAGAAACGGCGGTGAAAAAGTAATTAAAAGAGACGATAAATTTGAAGGTCCGAAAGGTTCTGACGCCAACTTTGAAAAACTTTCTAAAAGAATCGATGTTTGGTTTGAAGGAGTTTTAGTTTTAGGTACAAATCACTTGCTAAAGTGGGAGGTAATGCGAAATATGGTCAGACCAAAATCTGCGCTATCAAAAGTGTACCCTCCATACGTTATGTGTGCGCCAAGAATGTACAGAGGCCGAATCGATTCTTTGGTTAAGAGGATGATTCCTATTGCCGACCAAATACAGTTAACTCACTTGAAGATACAGCAGGTTATTGCCGGTATGAAACCTGACGGTGTATTTCTTGACGTAGATGGGTTAAACGCAATTAATTTAGGAAATGGAAATTCATACACTCCCGAAGACGCATTAAATCTATACTTTCAAACCGGTAGTGTTATTGGTAGAAGTTATACAGAAGATGGAGAGTTTAACAACGCCAGAGTCCCAGTTCAAGAGCTTACCTCATCAGGTGCAAATGCAAAAATAACTTCCTTGCTTAATATGTACAATCATCACTTAAATATGTTAAGAGATGTAACCGGATTAAACGAAGCAAGAGATGGCTCAAAACCAGACCAATACTCTTTGGTGGGTCTTCAAAAATTAGCGGCACTAAACAGTAACACAGCTACAAAACACGTTTTAGAAAGCGGCATATTTATTACCGAGAGATTAAGCGAGTGTTTATGTTATAGAATGTCAGATGTTCTTGAATTTTCTGATATGAAAGACACTTTTGCAAATATGATTGGTCAGAACTCAATAGATATTCTAGATAACATATTAGATTTGCCATTTTATGATTTTGGTATTTACATTGAAATGTCCCCTGACGAAGAAGAGCGACAAATGCTTGAGCAAAACATACAAAGTGCAATATCCGCCGGAAAAATAGATATTGACGATGCCATTGATATTCGTTCCGTAAAAAACATAAAAATCGCATCTGAACTTTTAAAGTTCAAAAAAAGAGAAAAAGAGCAGAGAGATTCGGAAAGAAACAAGGAAAACTATCAGGCTCAAGCGTCTGCACAAGCCTCTTTAGCTCAAGCCCAATCTGAGTCCAAGGCACAGGTAATTCAACTACAAGGTCAAATGGACGCTCAAATGGCTCAAATGGAACACCAAATGTCTTTAGAGAAAATGGCTAAAGAATTTGAGTACAAGTCGCAGCTAATAAATATGCAGGGCCAAATAAACCTTGGCGTGGCTACACGTTCTATAGAGTCAAAAACAGAGACTGAAAAAATGAAGGAGGATAGAAAAGACGAAAGAACTAAACTGCAAGCCACACAGCAATCGAAAATGATTAAACAAAGAACTCAAGATTTAGACCCTATTGACTTTAACGAAGAAGACTCTTTAGGGGGCTTTGAAGACTTGTTTAAAATAGATTAAAAAAAATATATTAATTTTGCACAAATTTAATTAAATAAACATGGAGGGATTAAAATTTAGAGTCGTTGATGCGGAGGAGCAATCATCTATTCAGGAGCAAGAACAATCTATTCAAGAGGAGTTTGAACAAAACCTTAACGAAGAAGTAAATGAGAATGAAACAAAAGATGAGGTTCAAGAAGAAATAAAAGAATCCTCTTTAAGCGATGACGAAATTTTACAATATCTGAATACTAAGTACGAGAAACAACTAAATAGTGTAGAGGATATTTTTAAAACTCCAGAATTGCCGGAGGATGTTAAAACTTTAATTGACTATGGTGTAGAGAATTACATAAAGGTCAGTAAAGATTGGAACTCAGCCTCAGATGAAGAAGTTCTTAGAAATTATTATAAAATGCAAAAACCGCACTTAGATGAGGAGGATATTGAATACCTTATCGATTCTAAGTATGGGTTCGATGAAGATGTTGATTCTGAGTCGGACATTAAAAACAAAAAAGTTGCCTTAAAAGAGGAGTTGTTTGAAGCTCGAAACTTTTTAAATTCTAAAAAAGACGAATTAAAACTATCGCTAGGGTCTAGTGCTGGTTTGTCTGAAGAACAGAAAAAAGCGTATGAGTTTTACAAACAACATAATGCCACTTTAGAACAGGAGGAGAAACAACAGAGAGAACGCTCGTCCGTGTTTATGAAAAAGACCGAGGACTTCTTTAATTCATTCAAAGGTTTTGAATTTGACTTAGGGGAGAAGAAAGTTGGTTATAAACCGGAAAATGTCGAGGAAGTAAAAAGCAACAACCTAGACGTTACTAATTTCATTAAGAAACATTTAGATGAAAACGGTGTTCTTAAAGATGCACACTCTTATCACAAGGCTTTAACGATGGCGATGAATCCTGATGCTTTTGCTAAGTTTTTTTACGAGCAAGGCAAGTCTGACGCAACAAAAGGCGTCATTAAGGATATTAAAAATGTCGATATGAATGTTAGAGATGTCAAAGACGTCCAAACAAACGACAAGCCTAGAATTAGAGCTGTGCAAGATGATTCTTTTGGAAGTGGCTTGAAAATAATTAAACGATAAACTAACAACACAACACAAACAAAATGGCTTTACAAACCGCAAATTTTACATCTAACGCGATTACAGGGGCTCCTTTATTGACCCCTACACCAAGCAAGTCTGTATTATCTACAAACTACATTGGAACATTTGATTTCTTGTCTCACGAATTACCTGATTTGTATGAGAAAGAGTTTGAGCGTTTCGGTAATCGCTCTATTGCTTCATTCCTTCGTATGGTTGGAGCTGAAATGCCTTCTACTTCTGACTTGATCAAATGGACAGAGCAAGGTCGTTTACACGTATTTGGAACAGGAACATTGACTGACGTTAATGAAATCGAGTTTGATGCTCCTCATGCCGTGCGTTTAAATCAAACTATCGTAGTCAGTGACACCTCTAACAGTGTTGTAGCAAAAGCTATTGTTACAAACATTGCTGTTGATGGCGTTACTATTACTGTGGCTCCTTACGCTGATACAGACTTGGATTCTATTGGTATTTCAAACACTGCTAGTGCTTTAAAAATCTTCGTTTACGGTTCTGAATTTAAAAAAGGAACTAACGGAATGGAAGGTTCTTTGGAAGCTGAATCTGAGTTCTTAGAAAACAACCCTATCATTATCAAAGACAAATACCAAGTTAATGGTTCTGATATGGCTCAAATCGGATGGGTTGAAGTTACTACTGAAAACGGTGCTACAGGATACTTGTGGTATTTGAAATCAGAACACGAAACTCGTTTACGTTTTGAGGATTACCTTGAAATGTCAATGGTTGAAGGAGAAGTAGCTGTTGCTGGTTCTGCTGCTGCTACTGCTGGTTACAAAGGTACTAAAGGTTTATTCTACGAAGTTGAAACTCGTGGTAACGTTGGTACTGGAGCAATCACTGAGCGTGAAGACATTGAAAACATCATTAAGATTCTTGACAAAGAAGGTGCTATTCAAGAAAACGTTTTATTCGTAAATCGTAAAACATCGTTTGAAATTGACAAGACTTTAGCGTCTATCTCTAATGCTAACACAGCATTGGCTTCTTACGGTTTGTTTGATAACGATGAGAAGATGGCGTTAAACTTAGGATTCAAAGGGTTTAACTTAGGATATGACTTTTATAAGTCTGACTGGAAATATTTGAACGACGCTACTACTCGTGGTTACGTTACCGATATTGACGGTATCTTGGTTCCTGCTGGTACTACTACTGTTTACGACCAAGTAATTGGTAAAAATGCTAAGCGTCCGTTCTTACACGTACGTTACCGCAAGTCAGAAACTGAAGACCGCAAGTATAAGTCTTGGGTAGTAGGTTCTGCTGGTGGTGCTTCTAACACAGATTTGGACGCTATGGCTGTTCACTTCTTGTCAGAGCGAGCATTGATTACTCTTGGAGCTAACAACTTTATGTTGTTAAAATAGTAGTAATCTACACTACAAAGAAGAGGGGCTTATGCCTCTCTTTTTTTTTGTATATTTGCACCATCATTTTTAATCTAATTTAATATGGCTGGAAGAAAACCAAAGCAAGTGGTTGAAAGACCTACTGAAGAAACTTTTGAGTTCAAGGACAGAACTTACATTTTAAAAGGAGATGCAACTCCAATTACTTACGCTATCCGTTCTAAGCACGCTCCATCAAAACCACTATTGTATTTTGACGGTGAAAAGAATCGAGCTTTACGTTATTGCGACAATCAGTCTTCTGTATTCTTAGATGAGCAAGATGGGTATGCTGTAACAACTCAAATTGTCATGGAGAACGGGAAACTAATCGTCCCTAAAGAAAATGTTGAGTTACAAAAATTTTTATCAATTTACCACCCGGACAACGGAAAAGTATTCTATGAGTTCAATCCAGAGCAAAAAGCTCAAAAGGATTACGATGAAGAGTTGGTTGTACTAAACGCTCAGATTCAAGTAAAAGAAATGGCTATTGAGGATTTAGAGGCCGTTGGGCGAGTGATTTTCAAGAATAAAGTAGACCGATTATCTTCATCTGAACTTCGACGTGACTTAATGGTTTACGCTCGTAAAAACCCAAAAGAGTTTATGGCTCTTGTGGATGATGATATTGTCAAGTTTAGAAACATTGCAGTTCGAGCTGTAGATATGGGTATTATCAAAATCAGCAGAGACGGACGAAATGTAACTTGGGCGAAAGAAGGAGGGAAAATTTTAACAGTACCTTTTGGAGAAAACGTTTACTCAGCAATGGCTTCATTCTTCCTAACGGACGAGGGTATGGACGTGCTTTCTAAAATTAGCGAATCACTATAAGCCTTATAATATTTTTCTCTTTTGGCACTCCGGAAACGGGGTGCTTTTTTTTTGTAAATTTGCATAAAATTTGACATTATGATTAACGACATAAGAAACCTTGTTCACTTCATATTAAACAAGGAAAGTCGAGGATATATTACCCCTCTTGAATTTAACACTTTTGCAAAACAGGCTCAACAGGAAATTGTTGATGGTTATTTTCATAGACATAATAGAGCGTCTGTAGTTAGGGAATCTCGTATTAATGAAAAAGAAATATTAAAAAAGACCAAGGAAAACCTAGACAAGTTTATTGTTGCTCCAACTTCGTTAACATACAACAATGGTATTTTTGAGGAACCTAATGATTTTTACGTTACAATAAATCTTCTCTACAATAGTAAGGAGATTGAAAATATAGGAAGGGATAAACTGTGGTTTTTATTGGAAAGCAACTTAACAGCTCCTTCTCTTTTATATCCGGCTTATGTCAAATATGACGGCACTTACAAAGTATATCCAGACACTATAGAGGATGGTGTTGAGTTGGTTTACTTCAGGCTACCAAAAGACCCTAATTGGACTTACTTTATGGTTGGTGAGGACGCCGTGTTTAATCCGTCCGACCCAAACTATCAAGACTTTGAGATTGGATATGACGACAAGATGGAGATAACTATGCGTATTTTAAAGTATGCTGGTTTGAACATAAGAGAACAAGATATTGTTGTTGCCGCAAAAGCAATTGAAGAACACGAAATGATAACAAATAGAACGCAATAATGTTACAACTTACAGACCAACAATACTACGAAGACGAAAATAACTGGGGTGAGTACCAATATGTTTTGTTAAAGGAAATCATAAACAACTTCTATATAATGTATGTTGGTGATGACAAGGTTATCAATGACTGCAAAAGATACGAGGTTATATTTCACGCAAAAAGAGGTCTTCAGGAGTTAAATTATGACGCCGGAAGAGAGGTTCGTGCCTTAGAACTAGAGGTTGCTCAAGATTTAAAAATGCCACTTCCAAAGGATTATATAAACTATGTTAGAATAAGCTATGTAGACGAGAACGGAAATTTACGTCCTTTAATTCAAAACAATAGCAACGCAATATCTGTGGCATATTTACAGGACAACAATTACAATGTAATGTTTGATAATAATGGAGACGCTCTTGAAGGAACGCCTTTATCAGAAACATTGCAGGGGCAGTCTCCTCTAGTCAATGCAAATAGAACTTCCTTTGAGTTAGGGTATCCATTCGAGGCTGGTCAAGGCTACTTATATGGAGCTAGATTCGGGATGGATGGGAAGAAAGCCAACAGAAATGGAAGTTTTATGATTGAAAAAGACAAGGGATTTATTCGATTTAGTTCTGAATTACAAGACAAAACTATTGTTATCGAGTATATTTCTGATGGTCTTTCTGATTTAAGTGAGTCGGAATTAAAGGTAAATAAACTTGCTGAAAAATACTTGTATCACTTCATAAAAGCCGAGATATTAACCAATAAAGTTGGTATTCAAGAATACATTGTAAGACGAGCAAAAGACGAATTTAAGGCTATTAGAAACAACACTAAAATAAGATTAATGAATCTTAGATATGATGAGTTGTTACAATCTATGAGAAGCCAAACAAACTGGATTAAATAATGGAGTTAAAAAGACAATTTGTTTCGGGTAAAATGAATAAGGATTTAGACCTTAGACTTGTACCTGACGGGGAGTATATTGACGCTTTAAACGTTATCGTATCAAATAGCGAAGGGCAAAAAGTTGGGTCCGTTCAAAACGTATATGGGCTTGAGTTTGTGTCAACATACCAACTTCCAGAGGAATCTATATGTATTGGCTCTATAGCTGATGAGGCAAATTCTTGTATATACTGGCTTGTTTATTCGCCTACTAAAAACTTAGTATTAGAATACAGTGAGTTAAGCGGAAACACATCTGTAGTTCTTGAAGACGATAGAGATGCTGGTAGCAATGTTTTAAACTTCGACCCAAAATACTATGTTACCGGTATTAATGTAATTTACAATTCATTTAACCAACAAAAACTATTAGTTTGGACTGACAATCTAAACGACATTAGATGCGTAAATATAGGGAGAGCTAAGGGATATGGTTTAAATGGATTCAACAGTGATGATATATCTCTCTACAAAAAGCCACCCTTTGAGGCTCCTGTGTGTACTCCCGCTATTGTGGGTACGGGTGTTGAAAACAACATAAAGGAAAGGTTTTTATCTTTTGCTTATCGATATAAGTATATTGACGGTGAGTACAGTGCTTTGTCTACATTTTCAAATCCTCAGTTCTACCCTGCTAACTTTAGACTTGACTATCTTACTCAGGAAAACTCTGGTATGATAAATCAGTTTAACGGAGTAAAGGTTGAATTTAATACTGGAGATAGAAACGTAACTGATGTCCAATTGGTTTTCAGAGAGAGCAACTCTAGTTTTGTATACATAATTGACACATTCAATAAGAGCAAGAAATTCTGGTCAGACAATACGACCAAGGACTTTGTGTTCTCCAACAACAAAATATATAGCATTTTAGCAGAGGACGAAATAAAAAGACTTTTTGACAACGTACCTCTAAAAGCTCAGGCTCAAGAATTTATTGGAAACAGGTTGATTTACGGAAATTACGTAGAGGGTAGAGACTTGGTTGACATTGATGGTGATGAGGTAAAGGCGGATTTTGATGTTAACTATGTTTCTGAAAGTTTTTCTGACTCTGAAGTTCCTCCTTCTTTTTCAGACATTAACATTGTTAATGATGTGGTCTCAATAGACTTTACTAATACACCGATTAGAAAAGACAACGTGATAAACATATCGCTTATTGCAACATCCAATACGTCTTCATTTTCTGGAATATTTTTTGGAGGAAGTGTTTATAACTGCGACATATCATATTATTGTGCCAAAGATTATAATAACGCTCAAGAGCTGTCTCTTGACCCTGACTTTATAAACTTCATATCTGTTGTAGCTACTGAAAACTTTAAAAACCAATCGCAAATAATTCCCGTTGATAATGAGGATAATACATATCCTGATAAGTTTCAGCCATTTCAAATAATATCTTCTACAGATGTTAACTTGTTGAACATCAAGCTGCCATTTGTGAAACACCGTGTGTGGACTAATTATCCAACCACTCCAGAAGTATACGATGAAACAAACTTTATAGAATATTTCAAGTTTACAGAGATGTCTTTTGTCGCGACTTTAAGTGAAGGAAGCGCATTCGCTAGTTGTAAAACAAACAGAAGTTATGAATGTGGCATTGTTTACTTAGACGGGTCCGGAAGATATAGCACTGTTATTGCAAATGAAACTATTTCAGACGGAACTGTCTTTATACCTATATCGGAAAGCGACAAAAAAAACCAAATAAAAATCAACATTAACCACAAAGCTCCTGCGTGGGCGAATAGGTACAAAATATTCGTTAAAGACAATAAGCTTGAGTATCAAAATATTTACGCAACATTTGTTTTTAAGGACGGGAATTATCTTTGGTTGAAGCTAGAGGGTCTAGAAAACCAAAAGGTAGCTGTTGGGGATAATTTGATACTAAAAAGAGATTTGGACGGGCCTACCGATGTGCTAACTAAAATAGAGGTTTTAGATTACAGAACTCAAGCACCAGACTTTATTCAATCCACTACTTTTGAGGAGCCGGCCGGGAACTACATAAAAATCAAAAACATATACTCTATTGATTTTGCTAATGCAGAGCAAATATACAAGGAGGTAGAGGCTAACTCAGCTATAAGGAATGGTTCAGCCACGGCAAGGTCTTCTTTGTTTACGACATTTGATGGAACTTCGTATACTGATTACGAGATTAAGGCTGGTTCTAAAGTTACTATTTTTTACAGAAATGAAAAAGGAGGAAGTAATGGAGGCAGATATGTTTTTGAAAAAGACTTTGTGGCTTTAAATACGTATGCTAACTTCTATGATTTTTATCAGGCCGAAGTTGTGTCTGCGAATCCTTTCACTACAAATTTCTTTAGAGTAGAGGATGGTTTAGACCCATCACTTCCTCAGAATCAAAACCCAATTACAGGGACTGGTTATTTGTACTGTGGTGTTACAAGTATAATGAATGGTAACGCACAGAACAGAACGTTTATGTACACGAAAATAACTATATTATCTTCTGATAACTTACTTATTTTTGAAACAGACCCAAAAGATAAATCTTCTCAGATATTCTACGAAACTCAAGATACCTACTTGATTGATGGGTCTGGGAATCATTTAGGAAAATACAGCTCTGACGAAGACCAAGACATATCGGCAAATACGCCTTGTGAAATAACCCTTAACTATTTTAACTGTTATTCTCAAGGGAATGGAGCCGAAAGCTACATTGTAAGAGATAAGTTTAATGGAAACTTTTTGTCCACCGCTACGAGAGGAAATGGAGTGGAGATAGACGGATACAAAGCGAACAGGAATATTGCATCTTTAACTTATAGCGGAGCTTTTGACGAAACGTCGAATTACAATTCTCTTAATGAATTTAACTTATCAAGAGCTAACTACAAAGACTTGGATGATAGATATGGTTCTATTCAAAAGCTATTTACTAAAGACACGAATTTAATTGTTTTTCAGCAATATAAAGTTCACAATATATTGTACACTAAAAACATACTTTTTGACTCAGTTGGAGGAGGACAGGTCGCTTCTGTAGAAAGTGTCTTGGGAAATGAAGTTCCGTATGCTGGTGAGTTTGGTATTGGGAATAACCCGGAATCTTTTGCTTTTTACGGCAACTCAATATATTTTGCGGACGCAAATAAAAGAGCTGTACTAAGATTGGGAGGAGATGGTATTCAACCAATATCTGTTTACGGAATGATTGCTGAATTTGTTAAGTTATTCGACCAATACATCAATAATTTTATTTTTGGTGGATTTGACGATAAAAAGCAGCAGTACTATTTAACTTTTTCCGATTTAGAAAAACCAGTTGAAGATGTTGAAACTCCCTGTAACTTAACTGTATCAGGAACTATTATTCCCGACGAAGAAATAGTGTTTAACGTGCCGGCTCCTAAGCAGTCGTTTACAATGAATATACCTTACAATTTTTCTTCTGAATCAAGAATGGTTGTTTCTGATGGAGAAAACGTATCTACATACAGTAGATTGGAAGGGTCAGGTGTTGTGGAGTACGAAAAGAACACTGTTGCTGATTTAGTGATTATCACATTGAGCACGGAGGAAGACTCTTCTCAATACACCATTCAGGCTGAGTGCCCCGAACTAAACGAAGGAGAAGTTGTTCTACTTGTTGTCAATGACGATACAGACGCAGGTAAATCAATGCAGACTGGGTACAGTTGGTCTAATCCATTAATTGGCGTTGTAGGTGGAAACTCAAATAACGAAGTTTTTGAATCAGATGGAGTGTCTAGATTTGAAAACTTAATCGGTCAAGAGGGTATAAATGAAATACCACAGGATGGAGCTACAATTAACGTTTACGCTAAGGACGGTTCTTTTGACTTCAAGCCATGCAACAGAATTGGGTATTTTGTAACAGAAGACTCTTTAGATGTAAATCAGGTTCTTGACGAAGCAGTTTGGTTATCTCTCGACTTTTCAGGAAACTTTGCTAGCGGTTCTTTTGTGTTTTCAAAACCTTCTGTAAATTCTAAACTATACATTGTTTGGGATTGCGCTTCTAAAATATCTGTTGAGGATGACAATGTATCTCTAAACGAGGGAGAGACCCTAACAATAAATGTACTTGGAAACGATACTTACGAAGGAAGTGTAATTGTAGGTATAGTTTCCGGAGCATCAAATGGTACAGCAGAGGTTGTTGACAACGATATTGTATATACAAACGAAAGCGGAAGTTCTGACTTCATTATATACTCTGTTACAGATGAGTTTGGATGTAGCTATCAAGGAAGCATAAATATAACTGTTAACTCTTCAGAATCTTGCTTTAGATTTACCTCATTCAAGTATTTGTCAAACGTATTAGAAGGAGAGAATGAAGTTATTGAGTTTCAGTACACAGACTGTCTTGATAATGTTCAGACAATTGAATTTACAATACCTATCGTGTCTAACGGAAATCCATTTTTATACAAGGAATACGTGTTTAACGACGAGATTGGAGACCCTGTAATATGTTGTAGACCGGGTTCTGTAACACAGATTGGAGGAAATATAATTTTACAAGAGCAATACAATACGTATTCAGAATCATTATTTTGTAGCATTTAATATGGGAAAAACAATTTCTTTTGACGAGAAAAATAACGGTTGGACTTCCAACTGGTCTTTTGAGCCAGAGTCTTACGTTAAAATTAAAGGCGATATGTATACGTTTAAAAAGGGTAAGCTGGCACTTCACAATGTCAGCTCTGCCCCTATAAACAGATTTTATAATAACAATGGAAACTACGAGGTTTTCCCGTCTTACATACAAACAGTTATTAATCAAGCCCCTAGTGAGGTTAAAGAGTTTAAGACAATTTGCATCGAGGCAAATGTGAATAACTTTGATTTGTTGATAGAGACAAATTTAGATTCTGGTCACATCAACAGAGAAAGTTTTAGTGTAAGAGAGGGTGAGCATTATGCATTCATAAGGAGAGATGCAAACTCAACTCTTAATTTTGACCTACTGTCAATACAGGGAATTGGTGTTCCAACGTCTTTTTTATCAAACGTATTTTCTTTTAGCAATATACCAAACGTTGTTTCTATTGGAGACATTCTTTGTATATACAGCCCAAACACACAATCTTACGAACCGGTTTCAACTGTCACTGCTTACACGGGTAATTCCATAACCATTCAGGCTCCTGTTACCCCATATTCTTATCCTGCCGGCGGAATTGTTTTTGTTGCTAAAAACCCAATAGCGGAAAGTTACGGTGTAAAAGGAGTTTACGCAAAGGTTAAGCTAACAACAGAAAGTCACTCAACAGAGACCACTCTTTACGCTTTAAACGCCGATGCCGTCAAATCGTATCAATAATATTCATATCTTTGCAGTACTATGAATTACAGATTTGTAACGTATAATGATTACGGAATGTTGTGCGAATGGTGGTCTTTTTGGAGATTTACTGCGCCTCCAGCCGATTGTTTACCGCAAACTGGAATAATGGTATTTGATGGAGAAATACCCGTGTGTGCCGGTTTTTTATACAAAACCAACTCTGCAATGTGTTGGATTGAGTTTATAGTATCAAATCCAAACGTAAAAGACAAGCCATTGAGAAGACAATCAATTTCGTATTTGATTTCATCTCTTTGTGAAATTGGGAAACAGATGGGATACAGAATTGGGTATGCCTCTTTAAAAAACCACTCTTTAATAAACGATTATGTTAAAAACGACTTTCAAATAGGAAGTCAAAATTGTGTTGAATTAGTAAAAATATTAAAATAATATGGCGGCAGCAACAAGTTTTATAATGGGTGCTACTGGATTAGCGTCTGCCGGGGGAGGAATCTTTCAGGCAATAAAAGGAGCTGAAATGCAAAAGGATGCTCAAAAAGCTTTAGAGCAATATAAAGTCCCTGAGTTACAAAACTATGCAGAAGGAATACAAGTGGCTACTAAGGGAGCCGAAATGCAAAAAGAAATGTTGTCTTCTGCCGTAGGGACGGCTATGGACTCACTATCTGCTGGAGGTGTTAGAGGATTGGTTGGGGGAGCCCAAAACTTAGTCGCAGAACAAAACAAGCAAGCTCAAGCTATAGGCGCAGACATAGATAGACAATTAGCTGAAAGAAGTAAGATGATTGCTCAAGAAGAGGCTAATTTAAGAGGAATGAGAGAACAACGGTATATGCAAGATATTGCGGCTCTTTCTTCTCAATTTAACGCCGGACAGCAGTCTTTAATGGGTGGTCTTCAAGGTGGCCTTCAAGGATTGACCAGTGGTGCTCAAGGAATTGCTAATTCTATTCAAACACAGAAATATATTGACGCTCTTTCCAAAAAGTAATTATGGCAATAGGTAAAACAAATGCATTTGCAACTGTAACAGCTCCCAAAGTTGATTTTGGAGAAGTGGCTTTGAATGCTCAAAAATTTCAGCAAGAAGCAGACGAAAAGAGGTTGGCTAAAGCGGCCGCTAAGCCTAAAGAAAAAGAAGTAAAGCCACTAGAAGTAAGGGCTCAAACGACTGGACACATTAAATTTGACGTTTTACAAACTGAAAAGTTAGCTTCAAAGCAAACTGAGTACTACAACAGAATTTCTGCTGGAGACATAGCTGGGGCAAATTTAGTTGAGCAACAAGCTTATATGCTTGTAAGTCAAATGGGAAAAGCGAAGGAAAGTTTTAAAGCCTACAACGAAGCTCTTGAAAAGAAAGAAATATCAAAAGCCAGTCTTGCTTTTACAGAGGCTTTTAACTCCATAATAAACGGTAATTATGATGTAAAAGATGTCGACGGGGAAACTGTGTTTATTCCTTACAAAACAAGGTCTGATGGAAGGCTAGAAGTTGGGGGGGATGGAAATCCTATATTAGTAAATGTGACTAATTCTTTTGGAGAGTCCAAGCCGTATGTTACTCTTAACGAGGTTGTTAACTGGAAGGCATCGGTAATACCTTCAACGAGCTTAGTTGGAGAGGATGGAAAAGGTCTGGTTCAAAACATAGCAAGTTCTGTGGGTGTTTATCAAAGAAAGAGAGAGGATGGCTCCATAACGATAGATAAAACTTTCTTGGACAACGAAGACTCCGAAACCTTAAAAAAAACAGCAAGAGAGGTTTTGATGAGTAGCAATGCACTGTTTGCCGACGTTGCTAATCAGTTACTTCCGAATGATGATAGGTTTAGAAATCCAAAAAAAGAATACACAAAAGAAGATTACGATGACGTTTCAAATGCTCTATACGAAAAAGTAAAGCAGGTTTACAAGTTAAAAGATGTTAAAGCAGAGGATGAGGCTAGAGGTTTTTCATCAAGAAATGCTGCAAATAAAATTCCTTTTGTAGACCCGCTTTCCCCAGTGACAATTAACACTAAAATAGCTATACAAGAAGCTGGTAAAAAAGAACCTTCTATGGTTTCCAAAAAAGCAACCATTTGGACAATAAGCGGCGAAAAAGGTGAATTTTCAGATAGAGTAGCTACTGGATTGGGTTTTATCCCTTCTTCGGGAGAAGCTATTTTCCAATACAGACAAAAATCTTCCGACTCTTTGGGGACCAGTACTGGCCCAGCTTCATCTAAGTTAGGCCAGTCATCTATTGGAGGCAAAACAGAAGTTTTATCTGGGGATAATGCTGTTGCATTTATTCAGCAATTAAGAGGCGTCAAATACCTTGATGTTGATGATAAAGAGAAAACTTTTGAGAGTGTCTTGGACATAGGCAATTATATATACAAGAAGGCAATTGAGCAAAACATTAGTAATGATGTTAAAATAAAAATGAGAAACTACTTTAACCGAGAGTTAGGTCTTATTTTTGATACAAATACAAACTCATTCCGTACTAAAAAAGCTAATGAAAAATAAATATGGCTGAAAACAAGATAACCCTACAAGAAATAGAATCTATTGCATTAGAAACAAATGCGACTATTGAAGACGTGGCAGATGCTTATGGTTTTGACTTAAAAAAAAAAGAGTCAAGCGAACCGTCAGGTTTAAACTCAACAGAAGTTGTTTCGGAATCTACTACACAAGAACAGCCTCAACCACCCAAACGTGGTTCTGTGGTTTCAAAAAAACAAAAGCAGGCTCGGCCTTTGGTTTCCTCTACTGGGAAGGAAGATAAGAACGTATATTACTACAACGTAAACCCTAAAGTGGGCAATGTGGAGTCGGAGCCAAAAGAGGTTCCGGCCGGATATACTACTGTCAAAAAAGTACAAAACAGCAAGGAGATAGAGCTTTGGAAAAAGCAAAAGGCAAATCAAGGAAAATCAAAAGAAGAGGTCCCTACTGGTATTGTACAAAAGCTGATTGAGTCTAAAAAAACAAAACTGCCTGAAAAAGAAATTGTAACTCAGGTTGTTGATAGACCTAAAATTAAGGCTGTTTCTGAGGCAGAAAAAACAGTGTCAAAGGTATATAATCCACAAACACAACGAGTAGAGGTAAAGCCTGTTGAATTGCCTAAAATTGACTTCAACTCACCATCATTAGCGTTGTCCGTAGAGAGTTTAGAGGACATCGATAGACAGCTTGCAAAGACCAGTGTGGGTCTTAAAAAAATTACTTATGGAAATACAGAGTTTATGGCGAACTCTAATACCGCAAAAGAATTTAAGGCTCAAGAATCTAACTGGTACAACTCAGCAAAAGCCAAAGTAGGTGATATTTCTATAACAAGAGAAGACTTAGATTCGATTGAAAGAGAATACAACGCTCAAGTTCAAAGAACTGGTATTCTAGATGAGACAGAGGATGTTTTTAGAACAGCCATGAATACTCTTTCCGGGAAAATGACCGGGCAAACAGTCGTTGATTTAAAGGGAGATAACTTTGCAGACATAAGAGAAGAGCTTTCCATCGAAGACCCAAAGTTTAAGGATTTAAAACCGGAAGAAAAGGCCGAAAGAGTTAAAAATAGATTCTTTGAAAATAAGCAAGACGCATTATTACTAAATAAGTATTATGATGCTACTGAAAAGTTGACTCCTCAAGAAAGATTTGCTATAACTAAAGTTAGTAGAAACTTACTAAAAGCTACTGAAAAAGAAAACAAACTAGACTTTGATAGGGTTTCTGCGCTCAATCTTAGTATGGATAAACTTGTGGACAAAAGAAACGAACTTATTGATACTGCTAGAACCGTCAAGGACAAAGATGAGTTTCAGAGGTTAAAGAATGAGTATGACAAAAATGAGGCGTTAATATCTGGGTATTATTCAGAATATTTAAAAGTAAGAAAAAAATATTATGAAGGGGTCAAGAAGGTTAAGAACTTAAAAACTGCCGTAAGTGGTTATTCTGCGGAGACCAATGAACTGGCTGAAATGGCAAAGAGAGTAAAAGCGTGGGGCTGGGGTGCTTTAGCCAATATGTATCAATTAGGAAAAGACCTAGCGAAAGACACGGGATTTCCATTGCTTGGAGAAGAAGAGGCTCAGAAGGATGTTGAGAAAGCTATAAACATTGCTACGGAAGCACAGGAGAAAGAACTGGCTGGAGTTAGAGATGTAAAGGAGGTTACAAATGTTAGTAGTTTTATAAACGAAACTACAAGTATTTTTGGAGACGGACTTGGAATGGTTGCCGCTATAACTGCTGGAGGTCCTGTTGCTGGAACTATTGCTCTTACCGCAGATGCTACTGGAGCTAAGTTAAGAGAGATAAATCAGGAGAACAGAGAGTTTAAACGGGCTTTACACGAAGCGAAAGATTCAAATAAGGATAAGTTTGACTTTGGAGGGAAAACTTACGATGTAAAAAATAACGAAGGCAAGGATTTATATGGGCGTAGACAAGCTTGGACTGGTGCTATTTTGTATGGAGCAGCTACAAATCTTCCGTTGGCTTTTCAAGTTAAAACCATATTTAACCCAATAATTAGGAGTGTAGCTCCGGAAATGTTGTCTAGGACTATGAGGGAAAAGTTCGCTCAAGAGGCTAGCAAGTTCCTACGAGATTCTGTGAAACTGGATGCTATTCTTCGTTCAACAAGCGTTATCAACGGTCTTAGCGACAGATATGTTCTTGGTAAGGAATTTGACTTCTCAAAATCTTGGGGTGGAATAGACCAGACTCTTCACGCTGTAATACTACATTCTCAGAACGTAGTCGCCTCTCATATAGTTGCAGAACAGACCTCTCCATATATGAATAGCAAGGAGTTAAACTTACTGCATAAAAACTCCTTGAGAGCGACAGAAATAGGTCAGAAGTTACAAGACCCTAACTTGAGCGCAGAGGCCAAACAACTACTCATAAAGGAGGGTGAGCGATTAGAGTCTCAATCAAGAAAGGTTGTGGAAGATTCTATAGATAGACTAGAATTGATGCCTGAAGGGGATAGAAAGGTGGTTTTAGACCTTTCAAATAAGGTTGCGGAAATCAAAAAAGAAGCCGAAAGGGTTAAGGATTCAGACTTATCTAAAGAAGACAAAAGAGTACAGCTTGCTGAGTTGCAGAGAAGTTTTAAAAGGGCATTCGAGAAGATAGAGGAAATAAACACCGCTTCAAGAAAAAGAAACGATGGTTTTTATGGGCTTTCAAAATCAGACCAAGAAAAGAGAATTGCCGAGGCCAAGAAAAATGCCGAACAGCAAACTGGAGAAAAAATAACAGACAGAGAGGCGAGATACAAAGCGGTTATTGATTACAATTCAGAGCAATTGAAATCGAATGTTTTCTATTACAGCACGAAGAATGGAGATGCTGTGCCAACTGAAGTTCCAGAGGGATATACGAGTGTAAAAGAAGTAAGCAATTCTGAGGAAGCTAAGAGGTATTTGTATCAGGTTATGTCTAATGAGAAATCAACCACTGAACTTGAGGCTATACCATTTGATAAGAGAACTGACGCTGAACACGCAGAGTTTATTCAAAAGAAGACGGCTGAGGTTTTGCACGAAAGAGGCTTCTTAAATAACGAAATCAAACTTGTTCTTAGTATAATGAATGCTAGGGCCGAAGCTAGTGGTCTTGGTAATGGTTGGTATAGAAAAGTTGAGAACGTATCTAAGGATTTTGCTAAAACAAGTGAAATGCTAAGTGATGGTAAAAAAGTAATCGAGTTTTTTAATGACGCTGATTCAAAAACACCAATTAATCAAATAGGACGAATACTTGAATCAGATTTATCAGAAAGCCAAATGAAGACGATTCAAGATTGGGCTGGAACAGAAGGCTGGACCGAACAAACAAGTGAGGCTTTTGCTAGAGGTGTTGAAAAATACTTCTATGATGGAATTGCTCCTACAAATGAATTGAAGACAATATTTCAAAGTGCTAAAAATTATTTAGAGAAGATATATAACAACATCAAAGGAAGCCCGATTGAGTTAGATATAAACCCAGAATCAAGAGAAGTATTGGATAAACTTTTTACAAAAGAAGAGCCTACGAAAACACAAAATGAAAAAGAAGTATCTTTGCAAAACAAGGTTAATGACATAAATAACAGAGTGCTTGAGTCACGTTCATACGAGATTGTAGCGGCATTAATTAAAGAAGGAAAAATTAAAGAAATACCATGTTAAAAACACTCAACCCTAAAACTATAGAAATCCTAACAAAAAAGATTTCAAAAGAGTATTTGCATCACTACACGTATCAAGCAGCAAGTAATTGGTGTAGAGACAACGGATTTGACTTAGCAAGAGATTTTTTCATAAAAGAAAGTGACGAGGAACTAGGTCACGCTAGAAAGATTCAAGACTATCTGATAGATTGGAATGTAGACCCAAGCGTTGCTGTCGAGTTCCCTTCAAAACTTAATTACAATAATTTATCAGAGCTAATACAAACTGTTTATGACACGGAATATGAGCTTTATAGCTTATACAATGAGTGTTCAAAAGAGCTGATGGATATTGGAGATGTCTGCACGTTTGACTTCTTACAGTTCTTTAGGGAGGCTCAAAAAGACGCCGTTATTACATATAGCGATATGCTTGGAAAGCTTGAAGGAGTTAATCCTTCTGATAAATTCACAATGTTATTGTTGGAGAAAAAATTATTCTAATATGGCTAATCCTTGTGGCTTTACATACACAGACAAAGACGGAGTAACACATAACTTTAAAAGCGAAGCTGAGTTAATAGAGGCTCTAAAAAACGGTGTTATAGATGCATCTTCCTTAAAGGAAATGATTGATGCTAAATCTATTCAAGACCAAAATGATGCTGTTGGTAAAGCATTAGAAGAAGTAAAGCGTTCTGCTGTAGAAAAAAAATCCGACATGAAGGAAAGAGTTGGTTTTTTAATCAATATGCTAAACGAGGCTGTTCGCTCCGGAACATACAATAGTTCTAGCGTAAGGTCACTAACAAAGGCTGCTTTAAATATAGAGAGAGCCTCCAACAAAAATATTGCTATCGAAAAGTTCGTTGACCTTTTAGACAAGACTGTTACCATCAAAGATTACGAAAGAAAGCAAAAAGAGCTAAACAATAAAAGAAAAGCTTTATCTGAAAAATTAAAAAGTGGAAAATTAGTAAAAGAAGAGGGTAGTTTTACAGATTTTTCAAGATTACTGTCTATACCTGTAGAAGAAATACCAGCCTCTGAAATTAGCGGTTATGAATCTTTGCTTGGGAGGGTTCTTTCTGAAAAAACAACTGCAAGTCAGGCCTCTCAAGAAGCAAAAATGATGTCGGACGTTATATTTAAACGCAGAGAAAACATAACTTATTTATCTGAAAAAATAAGGGAGTTCTCTGAATCTCCCGGCTCTTCCGATTTGATTAATAGAAACGACTTACTTGATGTTGCTATAGCAATGAATGAGTCTGGAATTATAACAAACGCAGAAAGGGACTTTATTATCGAAAACCAAGAGAGATTTCAATCTTTAAAGGAGATTTTAGAGATAGAAAAAGAACCTTGGGATTCCGCAGAAACATTAAAAGAGATAAATGACGTTTCTTCTTCATTAGAGAGTAATAGAGCTAATTTTAGCCAACTATTCGACAAAGCCACCAGAGAAAGGCTTGACCAAGTATTAAGCGGTTTAACTCCAGAATATCTATCGACATTAGGTAAGTCAAAGGCAGAAAATTTATTGAACACCTTATCTATGATGGAGATGGGTTATCAGTCGAGAACTTTAGAGTCTTTTAAAGTTGATATAGACGCATTTAACCGGTCAAAAAAACTAGAGGCAGTTTTTGGAGATAAATTTGCAGTAAACTTTACTGGTTATTTTTCAAGAGCCAAGTCGATAATTAAAAATATCGCTGGCACAAAAACATCTACTATTAAAGAAAAAGTAAGGGGGTCCTTTGGTTTTGCAAAGGATTCTTTATTCTTTAAAAACTTAGGTAAAAATGAAAGACCTCTGTATGAGTCTGTATACGGTCGCTCAGGAAGTGTTGTTGGAGAAGCTAGTACATTTGTAGACAGACTTCAGAGAGATTATTTTGACGGAGCCTTGAAAGAAATATCAAAAATATCTGGAGGTAAGGATAACGAAATCATAAAAACAAATTTAAGATTAGGAGTATTTCTTGTCCAAAGAATGCACTTGGCTGGAATGAAAAACGCTAGGTCTGCTTCGCAATATTTTAGAGATGTGTTAAACGACCCAACCAAACAAGATATATACAACGAGGCGGAAATCAATATTTTAAAGGAGCTTATATCTGAAGCTGAAGCAGCTACTGAAAGAGGTGAAAACATAGCTTTAACAGAAGCAGAAAAGTCCATAATAAAAAATCTTGATGATTCGAGAAACGAAACAAACCCATTAGCTCAGGAGAATGCTTTCTTTCAACAAGGAACTCCATTCGTAGCCAATGAGTCGTATTTTCCAATAAGACTAACTAGAATAGGAGGAGACACTTTTGAAGACATAAAAAGCAGCTTTTTAGGTCGACCATCAGCAGTTGCTTCTTCTGTGAAAGAGAAAGCTGGGGCAACAGGGCCTTCACTTGTTTTGAACTTAAAAGACATTGTTGGGGTTTACGAAATGAATGCAAGAGAGTTGTCCTTGTTGAAGTTAAACTCTGAAAGCAAAACTGTCGCAAAAACACTGTCGGCTGTAAGAAAAGGAATTTTGGAAAGCAGCATGAGTCAGTCGGAAAAAAACAAAAGATTAGAGGTGTTGACTGTAATTGAAAATGATTACGAGAATGCACTTGAGACCACTGTTGGTATAAGTTTAATGAAGAAAAGCGTTGCTGATGAGGTTCTTGACGCGGCCTCTACATTGGCTACAAGCACGAAACTAATTGGTATTGACAAGATTTTTGCAGATATGTTTTCCAATGTCGTGAATGCAATGGAAAACCCTCAAGAACTTATAAGAGGAATTGCCGTGTATAAAAACATACTTTCAAACGAAGTAAATCACGCATCTGTAATTGAAAACATAGGAACTCAACAGGGTTCTCGTATAGCAAATGAGAGTAAAATACTACAAGGCGCAGAGGTTTTAGGCTCAGGAAAAAGAAGCAAAAGACCTAGTGAGATAAAGTCTAAAATGATTGAAAATATTAGGTTTTTAAACAAAAAGACAACTGGTCAGTATTACGATTACTTACAGGAGTTCAATAGAATAATGATTAATAATCCAGATGTAGCTGTGGCCATACCGTTATTTTACGGTTCTTTCGATGCTAAGTTTTTGGAAATTACAGGTGAAAAGCCAGATTATAAAGCTATTGAAAAGGGAGATGTTGAATACTTGGACAAACATAGAGATGCGATATACGAATCATCACTATATGCCGACACAAATCTATCAAAGACTGTTGGGACAAAAAACCCGTTTAATTTACCTGAAAAACTAAGAAGGTCTCCAAAAGATAGCGCTGGTTATAATATATGGAGAATGGCAAACCAGTTTTTTAATTCGTTCAATCTAGCTCAGGGTAATGCTGTTGAGGACGCCTTCAGGAGGGGAAATATAGATGGTGTTAAGACAGCTTCTGTTAAATTAGCTTCAAACTTAGTTTACGGGGAGGTTATTAGAGCAACAAAATTGTTGTTGTTAGCGCCAATAGGCGGGGCCATAGCTACTGCGTTAGCCGGCGATGATGATAAAGGAGATGCTAACTTACTAGAAGGTACTTCTAGAATAGACGAAACGGAGGAAGATAAAATATACAAAGAAAGAAGAATAATTATTGACGCCCTTATACAAACAGCAACACAAGGAAGAGGCTCTGTTTCTAGAGAGATTATAACCTCGGCTATTGAAGAGGCCAATAAGCAGTATGGAGAAGATATTACTTATTCAGGGAAATACGAGCCTAGATTTGGTGGTTCTCAAAAAAAGAATATAGGTTATAACGTGGCTTTCTCTGAGAAGAAAGAAGGAGACTACACCCCGAATATACCAGTGATGGACATAGCGGTAAAGGGTGGTGAAAAGGTATTTAAGGCCGTAACACCGGAAAAGAAAAAAGAAGATACTGGCTCATTATCTACAAATAAAAACGAAACGTTAAGTAGAGCCGGAAAAATAGCTGATGCCTTAGCCTCAATTGGTCTTACTCCTCTTGGAAGAAATATATCTTTCGGTATAAATGACTTTAAGAACAACGTTATTTATAATAAAGAATATCTAAGAGAGAAGGGTGTAAATCTTTCTGAAAGACAAAATAGGGTTTTTGCAGAAAAAGAAGACAGGGCAATGAATAATATTGTATTTGATATGTTTTGGCTTGACTATAAAGGTAGTGAGAATTACTCTAAAGAAGAGTTGCGAAAAAAACAAGCCGAAGCAAAGGAAAAGCTCAAGAATATCTTTGATGTTAAAAATAATAGTGTGCAAGTGGCTTTGTACACAAAATACAACCACAACTTTATCAATGAGGTTTTAGACTCTAATATGCCTGAGTCCGCTAAAAGGTATTGGAGAAAAGAAACATTAAACGCTATATCGTCAGAAGCAAAAATGTCTATGGAGGATTTGGCTTATGTTAGAAAAGAAATAGAGAAGTACAAAAAGAATCCTCCTCCAGTTGTAGATATAAGCAAGGATGTTAACGAGCTTATAGAGAGCTACAAGAAGGGCGATTCTGATTTGGAATTTCTTACTCAGAGATTGAATGAAGATATTATTTACTCAAATGATAAAGAGTCTTTGTTTAGATTTGTTCAATTCATAGAAGCTGAGTATAGGAAGTAAAAAAAGAGGCCGTTATTTAGCGGCCTCTATCATTTGTTGTATTGTTTCTAGCGTTTCGTTACACTGCGTCTGGTTTCTAGGCATAAATATCACGAAATCTTTGCCTTGGCTCAAACACCAATTCTTGAAAAGCTTAAACCTAACCATAAAATCTGGAGTTGCAATACCTTTTGTTTCTACGATATAGGTTGTGTTTTGGTCTTCTATAACGAAGTCAGGAGTATAAACTATACCCTGTATCTTTTTATTTCCCTTATTAACCAAAGCCTTCCCTCTGATTGATTTTTCATAGCAGTCAAAAGGAAAGAAGAAGGGCTTTAATATTTCATACTTGTGTTTTTCGTACTCGGCTTTTATGCCGGCTCCTTCAAACAATTTATACATATAAGTCTCTAATCGACTCTTGAATCGAATACCTTTATATGTGTTTGCTTTTGAATTGTACTTCATACGATGAAAACACAAAGATAGTGATTATTTTAAGTTTATGGTCAACGTTTTCCCGGAATCGTTAATTTCGATTTTTGCTTCAGAAATATCAAAAATAACCTCTTTTAAATCTCCGTCTTTAAATAAAACCATTTTATCAATGTCTTTTATTGTTTTCTCTTTTGATATAGCTGGGAATGTGGTATTAGGCCCTGCAACAATTATCGTGTCAGAATCACAATCTAGCAATAGATTTCCAGTTAAACTGTTCCACACTTGAAACCAAAACTCCTCTCCTTGAGAAGAAGATTCAAATGAGAAGTGAGAGCCTACCAAATCGGTATCTGAAACATCTTCTTTTTTGAATTGACCACATCTTTCTGTTTCTGATAAGTAAATATCTTTCAATTCTGGAGTTAATTCTTTAACCTGCGGTAACTTTATTTCTGACATCATACACTTTTTTATTTAATTCGTAAACTGTTTTTATTTTTAATAATAGTGACTCCCTAGTTTCTTTATCGCATTCGTTCAAGAAACTGTTTATTTCTGCAAGTATTGGGAACGATAATTGATTTGCTCTTAATCTCAAAACCTCTTCTGTAAGAGATTCAATATCCATCTTTCTAGCGTATTCTAAGATGTCTTTATTTTCTTCGTCTTTGCTTGAGCAGTACTCTAAAAAAGACCTTAAAAGAGTGTACAACTGTGGGTCAAAAACCTTTGAGCTTTCAACCTTTTTTATTCCATATATAACAGTTGCGTGGTCTTTATTTACACTAAGCCCTATATCTGTCAAAGATATTTTGTCTCCAAACATTTTTTTCGCAACATAGAAGTACACATACCTATAGTAGGCCATTTGTCTTGTTCTGGTTTTTCTAGATAAATCATCCTCGAAAAATTGATTTGCTTTTTTCAAAACCACATTCAAGTGCGCTCGAACAGAGTTCTTTTTTATTGACCCAATTGTAGGGGTGTTACTCTTTAATGAATGTTCCATTTTCTAATCTCCCCTTTCTATCTTTTATTTCGTTATAAGCTAAGTTAACACACTCAAGCAAGTCTAAGTTTAAAGACTTGGCCAATCTCTCAAGGTTCACAATCATCGACAAGTTATCCTTTGTGTTAGTAATCATGCCAATAATCTCGTGTTCTGGAGACCTAAAGCCAGTGGCTTCACCTGTTGGGACGAATGAAGGTAATCCGATTTGAGCAGATAGTATGGTAATAACAACATATATGTCCCCAATGCCATCCTTTTGCTTGTCGACATCTGACTTTAGTATAGCCGATGCGGTTTCTCCAATTTCCTCTATAAGTTTAACGGTCTGCCTTAATGCAAATTCTCTACTTATAAGTCCTCTTTCTCTTGCCCAATCTAAAATGAGCTGGTTTAATTCAATAAAACTTAGTTGATTCATTTAATTTAATTTTATTCAAAGTTAATAAAAAAACCAAACACAACAACTTTTAATGGCAGAAAAAAGCTGTAATATTTGGTTTTTGATTGTTTTGTAAGTTTATTCTTACTGCTTCATTCTATCGTTAATAATGCTTCTATAAACATCATTAACCTTTTCTTTGTTCACTCCTCTATCAAGGTAGTATTTCATCACCCTATTAATCCTCTGTAGTGGGGACTGTTTTTGCTTGGTAGTAGTCGCAGTTGATTGCATCTTCTTCTCTGTTGTAAGTTGTTTCGATTATTCTTGTGTTCTCTGGGGTTGTTGCTCTGTCGCAGGTTTGCCTCGACGGACACGCTGTGTCTGTGCAGAATAGTTTTGTGTAAATCATTGTATCTCTACTTTAAAATTAATATCTAAAACCTTACAAGCCTTCTCTAAGTGCTCGTAAGTCACTCGGTGTCTACCAGAAATCATACCACAGAAGTTGCTGCTGTTTTTCCACCCACATCGAACGGCGAACTCGGTTTTTGTCATCCCGCTGTTTAGCCACAGTTTAAATATAAGGTCTCTCTTCTGCTGTTCTGTCATAACTTAATCATTAGTTTAAGTTTTTCTCCATTATCAACGTAACTTATAGAGAGCTCGTCTATGCCTTGAATATTTTCGATTAACTTTCTGTTGCTGTAAATCTCTACAGATTTAACCTTTAATAAAGGATATGTAAAATCCAAAATCTCAGCGTACTTTACCTCTATGTCTTCTATCTTATTACTCATCAATCAAAATTTTATACCCATCAGGGTGTGGTTTAAACTCCTTTATCTTCATTCCTCTGAACTCCTTGCCTATAGTCCCCATATCCATTCCTTCGCACATATAGGGGCCTCCCGACGGGTCCAACATATTAATGATGTCTACCCTTGATTCGACAAGTCTTGCGTACTTCTCGTAGACAAGCTGGCCTGCCTTGTTGTCGTAGTCGTGAACCTTTTCCTTGAACGTCTTTAAGTCCATACAATACTTGTGATTTTTATTGTC